TAGTACGCCTAAATACTAGACGTTTAGAGATGGTTGGAGGCTAAAATATGCAGGGATATTCACAGATGAACAGGGGTTATAATGAGCAGCCCGGAATCAACTGGGGTAAGGTTGCCCTCTATGGTGCAGGTGCAGCAGCAGGCTATGGTCTCATTCGCGCAGGAGCGATGAAGCTGAGGCCCCATCTAAATACAGGAATGCAGAGCGGGAAGGCAATTGGTGGTGGAATCCTTGGTCTAAACATGGAGGGGGGATGGAAGGGCTTCCAAAAATTAGGGGCCTTATCCTGGGATCCTTCGCTCGGAGAAAGGGCTACTGGATTGGCACAAGCCGCAAAGACGAATCAAATCATGGCGCTAAAAAAAGAGTCGCAGGAGGCGGTTAGAGCCGGTAGGGCAAAAGATGCAAGACAATCAGCCAAAATTGCGTCAACTTACCAGCAAGCTGAGAGTATTGCGAGACAGCAAAAGATGGTCAACAGTCAGATTGAAATGGGCGCATCTAAAAGCAATCTGACCAAGCTCAATGCGGAGAAGGCTGCTTTGGCAGAGAGAATGACCAACACAGGCGCTCTTTTCTCTGCTCAGAATAAGGCACAGGAGCTAATTAGAGCTAAAGCCGCCACAGAGAAGGCTGGGTTTGCAGGGAGACTGAAGACTTTGAAGGCCGCCCCATTGGATACACAGGCGTATATGGGTCAAGCGATAGAAGAGGGGGGAGCGTTGGCCCGCTATGGATCTGCGGCAACGGGCTTCTTCGGTGCCATGGATTATGCAACGGAAGGTGGGATGAAGCGTTTTGGTGTAGGTGCTGCTCGTGTAGGCCTTGCCGCAGCCGGAATTGGTCTCGGAATGAAGGCGCTAGGAGCGCTAAATCCATTTAGCGATTAAGGTGGTCCGTGGGTTTTCAGAAAGAAGAGCAACTGCACCCAGGGTGCGTTTTGTGCAAGCAGAAGAATGTAGCCCAGTCGGATGTTATCGACCAGGAGACTGGTCGTATATTGGTCAAGAAGGGTGATTTTGCGATCCAGTGCAAGGGCATCCCTCTAGATCCTGTTGAGCAGGTAGTCCAGATTACCGAAAGAGCAGGGGTGAGGGATGAGCTTACTGATGGCGACATCAAAGCAATGGCGACTGTTCGTGACCCAGTCCTCTGGGCTCACGATAACGTAACCACTCTATCTGAGGAGACCGGACAGAGAGGGCCTTGGGTCCCACAAGGAGCGTCAGAGCAGAACATCGCAACCTATGGGCTAGACCCAAGTTCTGCATATTACCAAGAACTAATGGTGAAGTGCACAGCCCGACGCCAAGTCCTAAGACTGGGGCGGCGTTGCTTAGCCGCTGGCGAAATGGTTGCAATGGCGGACGGGACTTTTAAAGCCATTGATCAAATCTCTGTAGGAGATAGGGTGCTGTCTCGAAATATGTCGAGAGGGACATTCGTGTCAAAGAATGTCACGGCGATATATGAGAATGGGATTCAGAACATCTATCGGATTACACTGAACGATGGAAGCGCCATCCGATGCACCGCTAACCACCCACTATTAAAATCTGTGGCTGGCCCTGAGGGCAGGGGGCGCTCACTTCAGTGGCACTCGATCGAGAGCGGGCTCTCTGTCGGAGACAAGGTCCTGGTGGCGAGGGAGCTTGCTGTCTTTGGCTCAGACTCATTTGTTAACGAGGCCCGCCTTTTGGGGTATCTAGTCACAGATGGCTATCTGCCAGAGAAAGGTCAAACCCCAAAATTTACAAACACAAACCCAGCCTATCTGGAGGAAGTCGACAATTTAACTAATGCTATTTTTGGCCAGCGAGGGCGGGTTCGTAACAAGCAAAGCAAGACATTACCGGCCTGGGATTATCACTTTACCGATGGGGATCACAGCACCCCCTCGTTCATTCGTAGCTGGCTAGAGGAATATCAGCTAATTGGAGCAAAGGCGTCGAATAAGACAGTACCAAAGAGATTATTTAGCGCCGACAAAGAAACAGTTGCACAGTTCATAAACAGATGTTGGAGTGGAGATGGTTGCGTGTTTGTGGGCCAGCCCAGGCTTGGTCGACAGCCTCAACTAGAGCTGACGCTGACAAGTGCAAGCATAGAGCTTTTAAAAGGCACCAGGTTGCTTCTAAAAAAACTTGGAGTACATTCTCGTATAAAAGAGGAGAAAGGGAGGAGCAACTGGAAGCTTTGCGTGACGGGCAAAACAGATTTAGAAGCCTTCCTGAACACTGTAGGTGATATTTTTGGGAAAGAAGCCAGATCTCAGGAAATGCGAAAAGTTTTAGGGCTTATCACAAGACAGGCCAGAAACAAAGGGCATGCGACTGCGCGTTTGGCGAAGGTGGCTTCTATCACAAGAGATGGCAGCGAGCCAACTTTCGACATAACAGTTGATAAGTGGCATAACTTCGTGGTGGATGGGATCGTTAATCACAATAGCGGGAAGTCGTGGACGATTACGATCAAGGCATTACATAAAATGGTAACCAACAAAGGTTACCGTGTCATGGTCATCACGCCCGCACAGGCCCAGCTAGATCTTATCTTTGATAGAGTCGATGATTTCATTGAGAACTCTACCTCTCTGAAAGCAAGCAAGGAGACCTACCGAAAGACCCCACAGAGATATATTGAGCTAACTAACGGTTCTTTCATGATCGGATTCGTTAGCGGCAATGATGGTATGCGCGGACAGGCCGCGGATATGATCATTATTGATGAAGCTGATTATCTGGATACAGATGACCTCTCTGCCATCACTGCAATCTTGACAGAACACAACAACACAATCCTCATCGTTGCATCTACCCCAACCGGTAAGCGAGAACAGTTCTATAAGTGGGATCACGATCCGGCATTTAGGTCCTTCCACTTCCCCTCCATGTGTCGTCCAAATTGGAACGAAGGCATGGAGTTGGAGATGAAGAAGGAGAACCCTGGCGTCAAGTATCTCCATGAAATCCTTAGTGATTATGGCGAAATTGCAGACGGTGTTTTCCAGCACAGTCATATCGACAGAGCTCTGACTTACGGGGATTACCTATATGTGGATAATGAGCGGAGAGACGGTTGTATATATTGCGTAGGGGTCGACTGGAACCCTGTGCATGGAACAGAGATCGTTGTCGTCGAGACCGATCCCAAATATGGCAGGGCACAATACAAAGTTGTTGATTGTGGCCAAGTCTTCCGCGAAGGGAACACACAGATACAGGCCATCAATGAGATCATAAGACTAAACAGGAAATGGCAGCCAGAATTCATCTATGTTGATAGAGGCGCTGGCAATGTGCAGATTGAGCTGTTGCAGGAACTTGGAAGCCAGGCAGAGCCAAACACTCCAGATAAGCGCCTAGAAAATATCGTTAAGGCTGTTGACTTTGGAAGCAAGATAGAGATGCGTCATCCGGTTGAGGGGACTGTATATAAAGAGTACGCTAAGCCTGCGGTAGTCGAGAATGCAATTCGTTACCTGGAGGCAGATCAGATTGTTCTGTCAAAGTATGACACCAACTTGATAAGAGCCTTGCGTGGCTACATCGTGCATAAGGTTAGTGCTAACGGCAGGCCCGTATACAAGATGGTCACCGATGACATCGAAGACCATCGCCTGGACGCTTGGATGTTGGCGATGTTTGCTTTCACGATGGAATTCTCTAAGCTCGGTACGCCTCATATTGTCCCAACTGTTGCCTTTACGGGTATGTTTGGCGATGCTGTTAAGCGGGTTTCGTCTCACATTTCAGTTCCGATAGATGACAATAAGCCAACCTCTAGAGCTTTAGGGGCAAAAGAGCAAATAAAAATCGACCAGAGAGAACTAGCCAGAGAGAAAGAGTTGAATTATTTGCCTTCTCATACTATTATCGAGCCTACCTGGGAGAACGGACAGCGAGTCAATACAAAGATATACGATCGCACAGAGACTCTCCCGCGTAGATCTATCGGCGGTCGTCGCGACGAGAGCTCGACAAGAGGCCGAGCCCCAATAAAACGGAGTATGTTCAAATAATGATTTCAATCTATAAACTAAATGATGGGACAGGGGCTTTTGAGCCTGTATCAAGCGGCGACTTTGAAGCTCCCGCCACATTTAACATCTCCCCTGGCGGAAGCGCTCTTACAAAGAAGTTCTTTATCCGCAATGATGATGAGACAAAGTTCTATACAGGATTGGTCCTAAGGCCATCAGTCAATAATTCTCCGATCAGCGGTTTGTCCCTAAAGGTGAAATTACTGTCAGGCGACAAGGCCCCGTCAGACACTCGCTGGGCTGCTGTAGCAGCTAACGGTTCTCTGTCAGAGCTAGATCCAGGGGAGGCTGCTGTCCTGCAGTCGCCTCTCGATGGCGGGGCAATCGACACCAGGCTCCCGAACTTGGGGACAAAAAACGCCGCAGACACAAAGTACTACCCGTTCTGGATCAGAATCGAAGCAGCAAAGGGCTCTCCAATTGGAGCTGTCTCTTGTGAATTGATTCTCACATACACAGAGGGCTTAGTAGATGACTAAAGCATTCGATATGCTCATCGTAATCGCTCCAAAGAAAGAGGCCAAGCCCTTAAGCGGAGTCGAGCGAGACGCATTATTTAAGAAGCCAGATCTTGTCGACAGAAGAGCTAGAAAGGCCGGCTCCGTTCCACGGGCCGTGCTTGTTGACACAAAGGAGGAACCTTCAAGTCTTCCTCTTGAGGACATATCGACAGGATACACAGAGCTTATCGCAAGAGCCAACGGGCTCCTTTCATTACTGAGCAGCCGTGTGGGCGAGCTAACCTACGAATTCTTGCCAGAAGACAAGCCCGCCCTATCTGAAGCGATTGCTGAGACGTTCAAGGGTGAGCATCGTCGTATTACCTACCAGATGTATCTGCAGGCACTGCGATTGGACGCCGACTTGGCTGTCGCCATAGGCGAGCAGTCCCATGGCCTTTGATTCGGGAAATTGATATGGGATTAGCACATCCGGTCTTAGAATTACTTTTAAACAGAAGCGCAGCGAGCTACTTAACAGAGCAGATCCGCAAGTTGTATATGCGTCTATATCCATATATGGTCTACGATTTTGGCCATATTGGAGACATAAACGAATCACTAATCCAACTGGACGCCAAGATAGATGCATTAGCGAAGCTCCTGAGTACTCATGTTCACCCGGTTCCGCCGGGCGCTGCCGTTTCCTCTGTCGCTGCCGTTCAGCTACCAGCCCTACCTCCGACTGTTATGGCAAATGATATCGCACTAGGCTTAGTGATATTGCCCGGCGTCCCTCAGCCAACGGGCGAGGCGCTTCCGGCAGTGTTGCCGTCTAGGGTAGGCCCTCCGACGGAAATCATCGCGACTCCGCCACTAAACCCAGCTGACATCACAGGGACTGGTATAGTTTAATGAACATCGATTATGCCCTAGCGCGCAGAAAAGACTTACAGCTAATCATAAAGGCATACGAAGACTTTCTAAGGACCCAATTGCTCAGAAGCCCAAATCGGATGAAGGTGGCAGAGGCACTCGGGACAAAAGATATTGTCCGGACTATTGCCATGTCTGAAGTCTCCAGGTCTAGGGTCGATAGGATCATTAAGCCAAGTGAAAGCCCTCAGGGCCTTGAGGCAACATCACAACCTCTGGTAGAGGAAGCTGCTTCCTTGGGACGTGGCCTTCAGCCCATAGGCGGATCATCTGCGGGCAGGAGCGAAAGCGACCGCCTATTTAAGGATCTTTCAGAGTGTATCCCGTGCAATCTGAAGTGGGCGTTGGGCGACTTCGACTGGGATCGTTTGAAAGAGATTTTGATGCTGGATCTAAAAGCCAGGCTGGGATTCCTGGACGGGCTGGAGAGCCTCTTTAAAGGTAACCCTGTATTAGACGAACTCTGTCGGATATTGCATGCATTTCGAGACCTTTGTCCACAGGACCTGCTAGTCCTAATTGGGATTTTGACCGCATTCATAGGGAGAGTACTAGAGTCAATTAATTTCAATCTGATGTCAGCCCTGAGTGACATATTAAGCAGTCTTCTTAGGCCTTACATTGGCGGATTAGAAGACTTCTTGAACATGTACTTACAATTCTTGTTAGATCAGGTCGATTGTATTTTGAATAGCATCGAAAACTCGGCACGGAGTCTGAGCGGCTTGAGCATTTCGAATGACCACGGCCCAAAGGCATTGCATTTCAAAAAGAAGTTGACCTCTGACGCAGCGGACGCTCAGCTTGACGATATTGCCGACACAGCCAGGCGCACAAACGAAAACATTCACGATTTTGCCAAGCAGCTAACTGGCACCCCTGACGATATTGTTAGTTATATCCGCTCCGTTGGGCAGGAGGCTATTGATTGGATTGAGCTGAAGCTCACAAAGGTCCAAGATGCTCTGATCGACTTGTTAGGTGGTGAATGGCTAGTTACCCAGGACAACATCAGTTGGTATGAGCAGGTTAAAGCCGTAGCCACTATAATTGACATTTGTGAGGTAATTGTAAAGCTCGGGACTCAAGAAGAACTATGTACTGAAGAGAACGCAAGGCAAATCATTGATCAGCTAAACGACCGCATTCCAAATGGGACTGTGATATCTATCAATGAGACACCTGATTCTTCGGCAGGACGAAGTTCGGCAATTCCGGGAACGGACTCGGAGCGCACGACTAGGTCGGGGCTCTCTGAGTCAACAGTCAAGCAATTCAACTTTGCCTTAAAAAACTGTCTTCAAAAGGCCAATCCGGACGAAGAAGCTTTGTTGAGGCAATGGGCTATTGAGCTAGGGGGTTAATGTGGAAGACATCATCGAATTAGATCGACCAGTAAGGGATCTTCAAGAGGTTAAGCCTAGTATCAATCTGATGAAGGCCCTTTCCCCTGCGATTAAGCGTCCGACATTCACGTATAGGCTCCCTGCAAACTCTAATACACGCAAGAGTGGTGAGGCCTGGTATCCGGCTGAATATGATTTCGTCGATATTGGGATGGCAGAAGACACGGACTCTTTTGTCTATCAGGCCAACTTCAAGAAGCTTGCGCTAGCCATAAAGGCTGGGTGGGCATTTGTCTCCAGGGATCAGACATCGCTAGATTACATCAAACGACGCATTTCCGAGATAGAGATCGCCCAGGGCCAGAGCTTTTGGGCTTTGCAGGTCGAGGTACTGAGCAACCTACTCAGATACCACAATTGCTTCCTGATTAAGGCGAGAGATATATCGACGTCAAGCGGGAAGGTAAGGAACGTTGACGGCTTCAAACTGAAGCCTATCGCTGGTTACTTCGTAGCTAGCCCAGAAACCATGCTCTTCCAGATTGGTAAGGACTATCACATTAAGGGCTACAAGCACATTATGCCGGATGGACGTGAGAAGGTATTCGCGCCAGAGGATGTAGTCCATTTCCATATCTATAGAAAAACACATCATTTAGCAGGGACTCCATCATGGGTCCCAGTTCTCGATGACATAACCGCTCTTCGCCGCATCGAAGAAAACATCGAGAACTTAGTTCACCAACACATTCACCCCTTGTTTCAATACAAGGTAGGCACCGAACAAGCGCCAATGAAGCGTTACGAGGATGGCCTTACTGAATGTGACGTAGTCAGAGCCAAAATTCAGGATATGGCAAATGACGGTATGATCATTACTCCTGAGCGTCATGAGATAAAAGGCCTCGGCTCTGAAAGCCGGGCCTTAAGAGCTGAGACCTATCTTGAGTACTTTAAGAAGAGGGTGATCTCTGGCGCAGGTTTGTCAGAACTGGATTTCGGCTACGGGGACTGTTATGACGCACTGACAGAGACCCTCACCGAGACTGGATGGAAGAGACACTGGGAGATAGACCACACAGTAGAGAAGATCGCTACATTCAACCCAGAGACCTCTAAGATTGAATTCCATCTACCAAATTACAAATACGAAGCCCAATATGTCGGAGATATGATTCAGTTCAGAGGAAAGCATATCGATATAAAGGTTACCCCGAACCATAAGATGTGGGCTCGTGCTCGTAATGTTGGAAGCCAATGGCAAAAGGTTGAGGCCCATGAACTCTACCACGGTAAGTGGAGCGAGTTCTATTTGCTAGAGTCAGCAGAATTTGATAGCCAGGACATAAACGAACGCTTTACGATTAAAGCAGAAAAGCAGAAGAGGGGCCCCGCACCGACTGCGGTAGACTGCGATCTAGAATCTTTTGCGAAAGTCTTAGGGTACTTTGTCTCTGAGGGATGTCTTGACAAAGGTCGAGCCCGCAATGGTGCCTACCGAATCAATATTTCACAAAATAGAGGCGAGTCTTTCGACAGAATTGTTGAAGCCATCTCTGATTGTGGCCTTAGTTTCAGCACGTACTTTCACCACTCCAGACCAGACGAAGGTCATATAACTATATATGGAAAGACATTATATCACTGGTTAGAGCAGCATATCGCCCACGGCGCCCGCAACAAGAATCTGCCACAAATGGTTTTGGGCTGGCCAAAACTCGCTCGCAATGCCTTGCTCGAGGCTTTGATTGACGGTGATGGAACAGTTGACAAAAACGAGGGTGCGACAAATCGGACCTATTATACGACTAGCTCACAACTAGCTAACGATGTTCAGGTCCTTGCTCTGTCACTGGGGCTGAAAGCTAAGGTTAAGCTAACGCGACAATCCTCCGAAGCATATGGAGAATCTATCTATCGAGTCCACATCTCCGGCAGAGCCGGAGAAGAGAATAGCCGTATTGTCACAATGGATATGATCTCCAAGGTCGCATGTGATGAGCCGATCTATTGTTACAACGTCCCCAACCATCTCTTCCTGACCAGACGAAACGGGAAAGTGACAGTTCAGGGAAATACGAGCAATCGGGCGTGCTATTCGGAAGACACCGAGACGCTAACCGAGAATGGCTGGAAGCATTATTCGGAGATCTTGCCTGGAGAAAAGATCGCGACATTCAATCCGGCAAACAACCAGCTCGAATACCATGAGCCTGATGGTGGAATCTTCCTATATGATTACGAAGGGCCAATGTACCATTTTAAAAACAGGAATGTTGACACATTGGTCACGCCAGATCACGACATGTGGGTCGAACATCGGCTTTGGAAGAGGAGTGAGTGGACGAAGGTACACGCCGAGGATATCAAATTTGAAAGATTTGGCTTCCGGACAGGTGGTATTGAGTGGGCCGGCGTAGATCCAGGGGACTTCTTATTGCCCCATGTTCCCTACGGGCCAAATGTAAAGTGTCCAAACCAGGGGCCCTTCGAAAGAATTGACATATCTGATTGGTTGGAGTTTTTGGGATACTACGTCTCTGAGGGCTATTTAGCAAAGGCCAGAAACAAGTGGGCCGTAACCATCAGCCAAAATAGCGTCGTAAATGCCGCAAAAACAGAGAAGATACGAAGGTGTCTTACGAGATTGCCGTTCAAGTTCAATGAGTACACAGATTCGAATGACCACACAACCCGATTCTGGATACACTGCAAGTCTCTTTACCTATACCTACAGGAGAATTGTAAAGATCATTCATACCTGAAGCAATTCCCGGAAGAGATCCTTTCGTATTCTGAGGAGTATTTAAGAATCGCCTTTGAGGCTGCCATGGCGGGTGACGGCACTTCTGACGGAAGAGAGGGTGGGTCAAGCCGAACGTACTATTCGACTTCAGACAATTTGATTGACCAGATGCAAGAAATCGCAATCAAGCTGGGATACCGAGCGCATGTATTGCCGGGTGCCAAGTGCAGCCGGGTCTGTATATCTATCGGAGCAGAATCGGAAGTTAATCAGAGCCAAGTCGAAGTCGTAGACTATAGAGGCAAGGTATATTGCTTTAGGGTCCCCAATCATCTCTTCTTCACACGAAGAAACGGTCGCATCGGAATCCATGGGAACACAGCTGACACCATGTCTAAGCTAGCCATCGATAACGTCAAGTTCTATCAACAGTGCATGGCAGATGTGATCAACTTCCAGGTGGTTAGGGAGCTGATGCTGGAAAGCACATTCCCATATGACCATTCCGATGATGAACAGCGAGTTGAGTTGCAGTTCAATGAAATCGATCTTGAGTCCCAAATCAAGATGGAAAACCACTTCATGCTTATGTACCAGGGGAATACGATTACGGAGACGGAAGCTCGCAGGCACATGGGCAGAGAGCCTTTGAGAGACGACAAGAGAGAAGATACATTCCTGCACAGAATTGACAAGCCAAGGGTCGAGTGGCAGGTTGAAGCGGATCTCAACAAGGCCAAAGCCCAAGCTGCCAACAAGCAGCAGCCAACCAACCAGCACGGCAAGAAGTCAGGTCCTACAAAGAGGAAGTCGTCCGTAGAAAGAGACGGTGTCGCGACAGAGGCTTACAACGAGCTGGCAGAGGACATCAGGAGAGCAAGAGGGAGAACAGTTAATCTGGGATTCATTAACCAGCTCTTTCTCGCAACAGCAGAGCGGACTAAATCCCTTTTTCAATCCTCAATCGAATCTGCCGTATTCAGAGGATCCCGCTCTTACCCCCCGTCTTTCGCTCTTCGCCTAGAACTCGAAGCAATCAACAAGCGGATCAGAAGAGACTTTGAAAACGATGTAGATCGCTTATTCAGAGATGCTGCTATCGAGACACAAGCGCAATTAATAGAAAAGAAAGCCGACCGTTTGGCAATAGACGTATTAGAATATCGCATGCGATTCATTGAACACACTCTACTGCACAAAGCCTATATACTGGGCAAAGTTGCTGCCATGCGTAGCAGTGGCGTCCAGCGAGCAAGAATCAAATCTGACCCAGAGGGTGAAGACTACCAAATTTGGCACAATATCGTTATTGATCTGAATGATATCTCACTCGAGAACTTGCCGCCTTACCATCCAAACTGTGAGTGCGACCTAGAACCGGAGCCACTAAATGTCTGACATCATACACCCATCTAAATGGGCAAAGCCCATTGTTGACTTCAGAGACTTCTCAAGCTTTGTCGCTACCCCAATAGCTATCGAGCCCGGTAAGCAGCGTCTCTTCGAGACAAAAGACAGCACCGAGCCTTCTGGATACCGTCTACGTGCAAAGGTTAGAATGACCTTTGCGGGGATTCGGACAAGGAACAGGGCCGTCTACCTTCCCGACGAGCACTACAAGTCTGCTATCAGCTTCATCAAACCATACCCAAAGCCGATTCAGCTTCACCATCAGGATGATAAAGATCCTATCGGTCGTGTTATAGATGTAAGATACGTTGATACCGCAAACGAAGCAATCAATGTTGACAGCAGAGTAGGCGGCATCATGAAGGTCTTTAAGGACTCAAAGTCTAAGCCGATCTCACGTCTCGCCACAATCCCCACATTCCTGAGTATGTCCCAGAATGATCAGTATCATGGCGTGGGGCATATCCTCGGACTGTGGGACGTGACAGATCCTGATGCAATCCGCAAGATTCTGGACGGAAGATATCTCACAGTCTCAACAGGAATGGCTCCCAGAAACTGCTACTGTTCATCATGTGCATTACAGGGAGAGCTAATCGACTGGACGAAGCAGGTTTGCGATCACGAGCCTGGAGAGATAGTCGACGGTGTTGAGTGCGTAAAGATCCCGACAAATTATTACTGGGAGGAAGTTTCCCCTGTTAATCACCCAGCAGCACAGCAGGCTCGGATCATTGAGGTCGGAAACGAATTGAGCTTCGCAGATGCTGTGCGGAGAGTCGAGCCAGTCGCGCATACAATCTTTGAAGACTTTGTCGCAGTGAAGAATGATACTGTTGTCAGGCTAACAGATTCAGCAAATCCCCAGGGGGCTGATCTTTTTGATTGGACAAACGTAAATAAGTTGGATAACAATGCAAATACCCCACACATTCGCCAAGCTAATGTAATTGGAGAAATTAAACAAGATCGGGGACTTGACCAAAAAGGACTAACAATGAAACTAACTGAACTTACAAAGGATACAGCCTCCAATTATGAGGCAATCGCAAAGCACCTTGAGGGTGCTGCACGCCTCACTGGCGATCTTTTGAAGGACCTCGAGGACTCCGTCTTCATCGGCCCAAACCGCACGTTCCCAATCCGTGACCTAAAGCACGCAGAAGCGATTAGGTCATTACTCAGCGAAGTTGAGGACTCAGATTCTAAGGCGGCTATCCTGGAGTCCCTGGACGACAAGGTCGCATCCTTCACCCCCGCTCAGGTCTCTGCAGAAGAACCAACAGAGACTAGCGTCGAAGACTCGGCGGCCGAAAGAGAGGGACCTGTATCAGATACGGTCTCGATCACCAAAGAAGCCCTTGCTCTCTATGAAGCAAATGCGGAGAAGATCGCGGATCTGACGGCAGAGAGGGATATCCTAAAGCAGCGTGTCGCCTCCTTGAAGGCTGAGGCCCAGTCATTAGTGGCTTCGCAAGCCGACACCCTAAAAGCCTATAAGGGCATGCTGGCGGATGCCCTTGTGGATGCACAGCTCTCACATGGCTTCAAGATCGAAGACAAGGTCGAGATGGCCAGATTGTTCTCCGAGCGGAGCATTGACTCGCTGAGAAATTCACTACAAGACCTAAAGGCCCAGGCCGTAAGTGGAACATCTCGTAAGCCAACCGGTGAGCGTGTTGAAGACCCTAGAACCACAGATTCGACAGAACCGAGAGAGCAGGCAGAGAGCGCAGATAAGTCACGCTACGCAAGCATTCTCAGTCGTTATTATGAACTATACTATGGCCCCCAGGGCGGACCGATTAGAGCAAATCAATATCTTCAGGATGCGCGTGTAAGGGGACTAATCCCAGCTAACGTACAGCCATAATTTTGGAGGACATTTAAGAAATGGCAGTTTACAACCCAACAATTAAGAGGTACGCAAGAGACTTCGGTACGATGGTCCCAAATGTGGAATTCTGTCCAACAGAATATCCTCGTTTGCATGCACACGTAGCCCCATACTTGCCGCTTCAGCTTTTTATGGAAAAGCACAGTGAGTACTATGTTGTCCTTCAGGGCAAGGTAGTCGCCCTTGACAGCATGGGCTTCCTCGTCCCAGCAGGCTACGCCATTGAGCAGGAAGCCGCGGAGGGCCTAGCGAACTGGGGCAGTGGTAACGTTGACTTCAGATCAGCAAACGCCAACGCCGACTTCATCCGCTACGCTCAGGCAGACGTTGACAACCTCGTAAAGAACTCACGCGGTGTCCTCGTGACGCTGAATGAGCCAGTTGTCTATTCAATGATCCGCAAGGGTGGTGTTGCACTTCAGGCCTATGACGACAGTGACGCAACTGTGGACTGCAACGGCGTTATGACGTTTGCGGTCACGATTGGTGATCACATCGGCTGCGCATCTGGATCGTGGCTCCGCACTTCGATGGATACCATCAGCCGCGCCGCAAATGCCCACCTGTTCAATACTGGAGCAGCGACAGGCATGGAGGCTCGCAAGGCTGAGGACGACGGCACTCTCGAGCGCAATGAGCACTGGCGTCTACAGATGGAGCCCAAGACTGTTCGTACGAACTACTGCTTGGTCCTCCCTGTAGTAGATAGCTACGATCCGCTGATCGCTGGTCAGGTGGTGGCTGTTGCCGATGATATCAATGATTTTGCTCGTGGCGCCCGTGTCACCTTCAATCGCGACTCGAACATCATCGTGGCAGAGCCGGATGCCGTTACGGTTGGCAGCCTGGCCGGCGACGATGCCGCAGACCAGGTCAATGTCCAGGCGGCCATCGACGCGACCATCGCAAGCCTCAAGAAGTATCACAGCCGTATCGTTGGCCAGGTCATCAAGATCGACACTCGTCATCCGAAGTCACTCCTGGATAAGGTGAAGACTCGCTGGGATGCATCGATTCCTGGCTTCGAGACCGTGGACCGCATGCCAGGCTCCGCAACCAGTGGCTACCCAGACAACATGCACAAGGCACAGTCAACAATGGGCGAAGTCGTAATCAGCCTATTCATGCGCTAAGGAGTAAAACAAGATGGCTATTAGAGATTTAAATCAGCTCAGAAAGATGCCATTCCACGAAGTGGACGCAAAGGCTGATGTAAAGTTTAAGGACTTTGAATATGCGTGGCGTTCGCCAGCGCATCAGCTTCCAGATGGCAAACCACTACAGATGAAGGACGTCTTGACGATGTGGGAGTCGCCTCTGTGGGTCCCCAAGGTCATTAATAACAACATGCAGGAAGCTATTGAGCCTATGCTCATTGCCACAAACATGTTGCAGCGTCTTCCATTCAATGGTTATGGCACCTTCGTCGACATGCCAGTAATGGGTGCCGTAGATGGTGACTTCGAGGTTGGCGAACTGGAGGCGTATCCTGAGTTGCGTGTGACCTACGGGCCAGCAGCTCAGATCGCCAACGCGCCAGCCAAGTACGGTCTCGCCGTGAAGTTCTCGGACGAAGTACTTCGTTACTCTCAGTTCGACGTAATCACAATGGCAACCCGTCAGGCCGCACGCGCTCTGGCCCGCAACAAGGAAGAGAAGATCTGGAACATGTGGAGCAAGCTTGCTCGTGTTACCCACGACAACCTTATGCCATTGAACTCGGCTTTCGGGACGACAACTGGTCGTGATCTAACGGGCGCCCAGAACGGAACTCTCACAATGGATGACATCTTTGAGATGTACGCTCAGGTCCTTGCTCATGGTTACACACCTGACTTGATGTTTGTGCACCCACTAACCTGGATGATGTTCCTTCAGGATGCTCAGCTCCGTCAGTTCGCTCTTGTTAATCAGTCAGCATGGTACCCGCAGCAGTTCAACGGAAACCCTGCATTCCAGCAGTGGCCAGGTGGCTTCGGTGGGCGTGCGCTACCAGGGGGCGAGTACCGTTCGTGGCCAAATAGCGCCCACACTCCTAAGAGTGGAGATGGTGATGCCCTTCCGATCGGTGCAGATGGTGAGTACCAGAACTTGCAGGCATCTCCTGTCCTGCCAAGCTACCTTGGACTCCCGTTCCGTATTGTTGTAAGCCCTTGGGTTCCTTACGATGTGGCTTCGAACACCACGAGCATCATCATGGCAGACAGCAAGGAGCTTGGTTATTACATTGAAGAGCACGGGCCGAAGTCGAACGAATGGACTGATCCCGAGACCGATATCCTGAAGATCAAGATCTCTGAGCGTTACTTGATCCGTCCGAAGGATAGAGGCCTTGGTTTGGCGATCGCGAAGAACATTGTCGTAGACAGCAACAAGATCATCCTCCCAGCAATGGCACAGATTGATGTGGCCGGTAGTATCAGTGCTGCAACCCGTAACGTAGCTGTTCCCTAACTAGTTAGGCTGAACTGAATATTGGGGCCCTCGCCTGATAAGGTGTCAGGGCCCTTTTCATTAGGAGTGAAAAATGTCACAGGTTGATTATTCAAGAAAAGCAATTGTCGAAAGAGTCGACGATTTAGAGGATGACGCAGCAGCAGCAAGCAATCGTAATGACGCTCTTGAGTCAGATGTTGCGGACCTGCAGGTTGGCCTTATCTACGCGTCTTTGTCAGCTGCCGCTGAGATAGCCAATGTCCGTGCGGTCACAATTCAGGCGAAGGACTTCACCGGAACCAACGTTGCAGCAGCCTGCAAGTTTCATTGTCAGGTATTTGACGGGAACATGTTGGCGGCCGTTGTTGGCTCTTGGCGCTTGGCAGAGACAGGTGCGGGATTAGAAATTACCGCAACAGCAAAGCCGTCTCTAATTGTCCAGACTGATGCCAATGGCGTAGCCGTGGTCTCGGTCACAGACGTTGGTGGCGCTTCAAACACGACTGTATACCTGAAGGTTAGTCCGTTGGGTCTCTTCGGTCGCGATGAGTATGTTGCGCTAACCTTCGATAACGCCTAATTAATTAGGTTTAGTACTGGACAAGGTTAATTCAGCAGACATATACTTACTCTGGTTAACCTCGATTGGAGTAAATATATGCATATCTATCTAAATTCCTCACGCGCCTTTTGGCAAATCCCAGATACCAACATCACTTTGATGAAAGTCAAGCCTCTGAGAGAAATCTCAGAGGCTGAACTGTCTTCTCTGTCTCCTGAGCAAAGGGCCGTTCTGGACAGGTCATTGGAAGCAGGAGTCGTGAGCCAGGTCAATGACCCGGACAGCCTTCTTAAGCTCACGGGAGCCGGTGATTTGGACATCTTATCCCTATCTGCAGCAGAAATTCAGCGTAAACATATTTCGAGAATTGTGTTAAAAGGCAGAGATACCCTTCCTGAATTACAGTCTTTGCTTGAGAGAGAGAAGGCAAAGACTTCTCCTCGCGAGGACGTCCTTACTGTCATCAGATATGGAATGGAGCGCATCCGTTCTGCCTACCCAGAACCCTTAGAGGATAAGTTCTATCGAGAGATAGAGATTATTGAGGATATTATTGAGCCAGAGGTCCCGGCGGAAGCCCCTAAGAAGAAGGGCCGCGCAAGAACTAACAAACTGGTGGATACGGAGACTAACTAACGATGAAGCAGCCCTATTTAAACTCGTTAATGGCAACCCTCCTCGCCGAACCCTCGTTTATCGCAGGCGGTTTCGGTGATAATAACGTCAATGCTACGATCACTGAAACAAAGACTTTTCTGAGGAACTCGGCAGATGAAGACTCGGACGTTCTCTTCACCAGAGAGATAGAGAAGAACGCAGCCGGAGATGTCCTTTCTATCTCGGCCTGGTCTATCACGAACGCACCGACGATAACCGATGTTGTCACAGATCAAATTGATGACGCAACAATAGCCGGGTTGGGGACCACAGGGCTTACCATCACAGGCACAAATTTTGGCGCCGAAGATGGAGATATCGAGGTCTATGTCTTTGTTAGACAAAAGAATAAGATTGACTGTATCGCGCCTACTGCATTTAAGAATCGCATTCGAATCCCCGCTACTATAACAAATATAGCAGTGGGTGATAATGAAATCACGGCTGAGGTCACGCTGGAGAGCCTATATGGCTACGACCCAGGACCAGGACCCTGTGAGGTCCTGGTCTTCAACAATAAGCGCCTCCTCGTCTCAGAAGAGTTTGCGTTAACGGTACCGTAAAATGCGCAGACATTCGTATCTTCGGGCGGGGGCACTCAGCTCTCAGGGCGGTTCGTCGGGAGGCACGATTATTATCACCCCTGGTGAGGATGGGATCTGGACTTGCAATCCAAGTCTTGCCTTAAACTCCCTTGTTTACATCTCGGCCTCAAACACAGTTGACGAGGCATCTGCCTCGTCAGAAGACACGATGACAGCGATAGGATTCGCCACTACCAAGAACGGTTCGGCCTGCAGTGTTCAGTCTGCAGGAGAACTCCCTGGCTTTAACGGTTTACTCCCGGGCCGGACCTATTATGCAGGCAAAGAGCCAGGTACAATTTGGACCCCGACAGAAGAAGATGAAACTTTTCCTCTCGTCATACAGGTCGTGGGTAAGGCAAAAACTGATGAAGTTCTGCTAGTTATGATCAACCCGGGCCCATTCGTCTTAGTTCCTCCAATATCCCCTTAAAATACAAGCCTGCATAGTTATTGGTTCCCTGAAGCTTGGCGAGCACATTTCGTGCTGGTTGTCAAGTAACTTTCTTATAGTGCTTATAAGGTATAAGCGGGGAGACACAAATGGCAAAGGCATATACATTTAGCGCATCAGGTGGTCTGGTTCCTGTAGACGCTCTAGAGGCTGCTACCTCGATCAATATTGCAAGTAGCGCCTTCGTGGCTAACTCGTCGGGCATCACAATGGGCTCGGACAAGGATATCACCCTCTCGGGCGGTGGTGAGATCCTGGGCCTTCCTTCTACTCCATCGGATGCAACCGCAGCTGCTTCGATGGCCTATGTCCAGTCATATGCGGACAGTGTAGCTTCGGGCCTGGATGTTAAGAAGAGCGTACATCTGGCGACTGCAGAAGCCCTCGCTGCTTGTACCTACGCAAACGGCACATCGGGTGTTGGAGCAACGTTGACATCCGATGCGAACGATTTTTTATTTGTAGATGGTATTGCCGTGGAGGTGGGCGATCGTGTCCTCGTTAAGGATCAGGCGGCTAGTTTCGAGAACGGTATCTATGTTGTTACGGGAGGCGGCAGCTCCTTGACCGCATTCGTATTGACCCGCGCAAGTGACGCCGATACTGGTGGCGTAAGCGGCGAGTTGACCCCAGGTGCCTTCACTTTCGTGGAAGCCGGCAACGTAAACGCAGACACAGGCTGGGTTGTAAGCTCTCCCGACAGTGCTATCAACATTGGCACAACAGCCATTAGCTGGACACAATTCTCGAGCGCAGGTATTATCTCAGCGGGCGCTGGTCTTATCAAGACCGGAAACACCATCGATGTTGTTTCAGGTAACTCGGCTATTGTGGTGAATGCCAACGATATTACCCTGTTCCTAGGACCGATGTCTGGCTTAGAGATCACTTCAGGTTTGAAGATCGATCTGGACGTCAACCCAGGTCTTGCGCTTGGTGCCGATGGTCTCAAGGTTGATGTGAATGCCCTCTCTGATGCTGCTACAGAATTCAGCGCCGCCTCCGTCGGTATCGACTACTTCCCATTCTACGATGCGGCCAACAGTGCGACAAAGAGAGTCTCGTTCGCTCAGCTAGCCAGCGTAATGGCAGGCACCGGCATCAGCGCCTCGAACGGCATCTTTGCAGCAGCCCTGAGTGAGCTTGATTCAAAGGGTTCGCCTGATTCGTTGGATCTGATTGTTATCGTCGACGGTACTGACAGCGACAGCAAGAAGGCATCGATGACGTCGATTGCTTCCGTCCTGGCAAGCTTGCTCGACGGTTCTGGCCTTGGTGTTATGGCAGGTGAGTTGGTTGTGAATGTCGATAACAGCACAATCGAAATTGACTCGGACTCTCTTCGTTTGAAGGATGGAGGTATCACGGCTGGAAAGCTTGGGACCGGCTCTGTCACAGCAGTCAAGATGGAGCTCGTGAACAGTGTATCCAGCTTGGTATCGGCAGCAGCAGTAACCGCCCCAGAGTGCAAGGCGGTTTATCTTGTCGCTGCTTCTGGTAAGGTCAACCTGTCGGAGAACTCACAGGCTGGTGCACACGTACAGGGCCTCTTCGCCAATAGCTCAGACATTGCTGGTGCAGACGAGAATGTCGATCTCTACACAGTCGATGGTTCGTTCTTGACGATTCCTTCGGCTGCCCGGGCTGCTGCAAGCTTCACAAAGGGCGCAATTGTTTATGCGATTGCATCTGGAATCTTGACGACTGACTTCAGTGGTCAGTCAAGTGGCGACTGGCTCTGCCCAGTCGGAACTTCGGTCGACACCAACAAGCTGATCTTGCGTATTGGCTCGCCGTTCCAGAAGGCCTAATCCCTTCTAGTTGGTGGTTTTCTAAAAGGGGAGCTTGCGCTCCCCTTTTTCTTTTTCTATAATCCCATCAGACCAAGTCATTGGTGTTACTATCAAACTTGTAAGAGGATAAACATGATTGAGAAAAAGAAGATTCCGGATGCGGATATAGAGATTATTCGTAGCATGGATGAGCAATTAGAGTCTATAGCCAAGGTTCACCACAAAGTCCGCAAAGACTTCCTTCGAGCAGAGGCCGTTCTCTTGAGAGAGCACGGAACTTGTGAGCGGGAACTAAAGACATTTGTGATCGGAGTAGGAAGGTCTCTCGATATAACAGAGGCTGACATCAAAGATTGGAAGTTGGATCTGGAGGCTGGCGAATTCATCAAGACGGCGTCAGCCCCAGAGGCTGAGCCTGAATTAGAGGTTCCTGAAGAAGTAGAGCCAGAGGTGTCGAAAGAGGAAAGGGCCCTCCAAGAAATTCGTAAGAAGTATCAGAGGTAAGAATGGAAATTTCTGCCACCAGCCCAGAGCATGAAGATGAAGGCCGCCCACTAAATACAGTCGTATCTGTCACCTTTGACGAAGAAATCGATTTGGATAGTATCAATTCAGGCGCTTTCATCGTAACGACTAGTGCCAGTAAGCTGGTGGTTGGGGGTCCCTCGTTTGAGAACCTCACCCCAGAGCCTCCGCACAGCTACTTGACTTCGGATGTGTTTACTGGGATCGTTCAGGGGGCGATAACGACAGAGGATAATCTAACCTTCCTGTTTACCCCTGCCTCCCCCTTGTTTCCAAACGCCACTTACAAGGTGATCCTAGGAACCAAGATTCTCACCAAAACAATTGGCGCAGTCGAAGAGGGAGGCGGCAATACCTCGACTGGTGAGGTCACCCTAAAGGGGCCCTACGTCGGAGAAAACGACACATTCGTCATCACCGTTAGGGGTAATGGCTCGTTAGGGACAGCAACATTCTCTTACCATAAGACATCAGGCGGTTTAGAATCACCAGTCATGGTGACCGACCGATTGACGGAGTTAGAGGATGGGGTGTTCGCGATCTTCAAAGCGGGGACTTTCGTCCTGGGGGACACCTTCACATTTAACGTATTTGAAGGGATTCCTCTCGATGAAATCTACAGCTTCACGTTCTACACAGGAGCTCCTTCTTATGTTGAAGTGAGCGACGAGATTCCGTCATTCAAAATTGAGCAACGAGAGATCGAAGGCTTTAGGCGAATCGATAACATCCCGTCTATTGACAGTAGCGAATTCGCCCTAGTCAGCATCATTCCGTCCGATCGAGCCTCGAATATCCCACTTGGCTTTGAAACAATCACTTTAACATTCAATAAGGATATTGACCCAGATTCAATATCTGACGCTTTTATTGAAATCCTGATGGAGAACTTGCCACTCGACGAGACCGAACAGATGTCGGTCCCGCTATCTGTCTCAAAGACCGTTAGTGGTAAGAAACTCATACTAAGATTTCAGGGGTAAATATATGGCGGCCACAATAATTATCAATGAATGGAATGGCACAGTTGGGGGACAGTCAGCAACATCAAAAGCAGGCGCTATCGTAAAGTTTAAGTCGGCAGATAATGCAGTTGTCGACAACAACAATCCCCTGATCAGACCCAACGCTGGGGTCTACAGATCCTACGAGAAATGGCTAAGATGCTATATCGAAGACCTAGGAGATTCAGAGTCCATCTCAAATATCGAGGTCTTTACAACCGGAACCCCGAATACGGGGGTCTCGGTCTGGGTATCAACTTTTGGGAGCTACTGTAATGCTGAGGGTAATGGTGGAGCAGATCCCAACTCTCCTAGGGCCGGAGGTCGCAGTAGCGCCAACGCTATGCCACAGCCGAAAACAAACCTCTTCTTGGCGACATCTGAAAATCCAATCTCCCTAGGAGCCGGGCCCTTTGACGCCAATCAAAATGATGGAAATATAGAAGGGACTGGGATCGGTAACTACCTCGCATTGCAGATGGAAGTCCTTCCAAGCGCGACAATAGGATCTACAAGAAGCTATCAGGTGATTGTCCGATACGACGAGGAATAATGACTAAGGACAGATTCAAATGGCACTTCACCTTTAGGACTCATCCATTAGACAAAGTCACCGTAGAAGAGGACCATCCAGACCTGGACTTTCTGAAGACACTAAACGGTTGCGATCTTATTACGGCAACATTAGTAGACGTGGATAAATTCTCTATCTTTGACGAAGAGGAAAAGCAGATACAGTCAGTTATCCACTCTATATCGCTAGATCCATGCAAGCTGTCTCGGGTGTTTAGAAGGGTCGAAATGAATTTAAGCACAGGAGGCAGACGTATTATTCCTGCCTTCACCTATAGAGATGAGACTGAACACTACTGTTTTGCTTTTCCGGATGTGGTCGTCCTGACAGATAACTCAAGATTCTCGAGAGAGGCGTGGGGGTGAGATGATTGATTTTTCCTTAGAAGCTACAATTGCTCCTGGCAGGCCAGTCAACAACAGGATTGTCTTTATCACAGTATCTGGTGTCCGGGCAGCAGACGGGTCTTCGTTGAATGGCGCAATCACTACACACTTTACTACGGCCTTCACTCCATTCTATTCTAATGTAATGCGAGTGCGCATAATTGCTGGTGAATTCCTAACAGACGTCCCAGACGACACTGTAAACCAGCTAGTCCATTACTTCTCCCATCAGGCAGACCTCTTGAACTTCTTACCGGAGGTCGCAGCAATAAACCGAGCGACCTATGCAAACTATCGAAGCAGATGGGTCACAGCGTCTGTTATCATTGGCCTATTGTCAGGAAGCTCGGTTAATACCATGATGCAGAAGAGGCTCGGCGACTTTATGGTTAAGAGAGATAAGGCGGCCCACGATATCTACAAAGCTCAGCTCGAAGAGCTTAAAGAGCTGACTGACATCCTACAAGACGGTGGCCACTATGGCCGTACTCTTGATACTGCGGTGAAAGGGATCAACAACCCAGATACACCAGACTTCGGCCGCCTGTGGGCCCGCCCTGAGGCCTATACAGGGCAAACAATCCCTGCCGCCAACTCGAGAGCCGTCTACGTCAGGAGCTCTGATGGAGCTATCCAGAGACGGAGTAAGAAAGCTTTCAGGGATAGATACTAAATGAGATCCTTTAAACCTTTTAAAGATACAGCAGGCCGCCTTGAACTTGATCTCCGAAAAGAACTAAACAAGTTCATGTTTGGAGCATCTGACGAGATCGGGAAGGGTGGTCTCTTTATTCTGCGGAAGACGGACACAAGGTCGGGAATCGTTTATCCCAACTCCGAAGCAGATCTGATTCAATGCGAGTGCAAAGACAGGCCGGAAAACGAACCAGAGATCGATTACAAGTGTGATAAATGTGATGGAGAGGGGTACCTGTTTAAGGACATTATAGTTCCTGGGTACAAGACAAATAGATTTGAATATCAAGATGTCGAGAAATACAAGCAATGGGGAAAGCACACGATATCAATGTCCTTCTTCTATGTAGAGTACTTCGACCCCATCTCCCACTATGACAAAATCTTAGAGCCAACGATTGACTTAGAGGGTAAAATCGTAACGCCAGTAGAAATACTGCTTTCACATAATATCCATATGGCAGAGCGCTTTCGTGGTGATCATGGACGAACTGAGTACTGGAGGCTCTCGTGCTTTTCGGAGTAATTCTGAATACGGCACATTAACCCACCCAAATAGTTATTGGTAAAACATTGGAAACTAAACAGATCCTTGAAGCAACAATTGATAATTATCTGGCCCAACTAGCTAGTCAGGCCGCAGAAGAGGCTCGTAATCCGAGATTGCGAACGCCGCTACCGGCAACAGACATAGATGGATTCTTTAGACTGGTCGGACAAGCCCTCAAGCGTCAGCAAGAAATTGACGGCGCCAAAAAGGAAATCTTCTATACAGAAGAGTTCCCAGAGAAGGATGATAACATCAATGGTGAAGTTATTACTTATAGTGTAGTAAGTAGATTACCTGGCACCTACGAGAGAAAGACAGTAGGAGCTGTGATGAATGAGGGAAATATCCGTCAGCGACGTAAGTTACTGCGAGAGTCCATCATAGATCCAGATCACCCAGGCTCTAGAATCTTTACATTTGGGCAATGGTTCGATAATAGAGTCCAATTCGATATCGTGGCCCAAAATAACAAAACCGCAAATCAACGGGCTCTTTGGTTCGAAGATTTTATAGATTCATGGATGTGGTTTTTTGAGGCAAATGGCATCAATCATATAAGGTACGAGGGACGTGGCGCAGATTTAGTCGTCGCACCAGAGAACAAAAAGATTGTCATCCGCCCCCTGATATACTATGTTCATACAGAAAAAGTAACAGTTGTTCGTGAACACACGCTTCGCAGCTTAATCGTTGCAAGTTCCCTAAGTTAAGGAGCACTACTAATGGCAGATAAGTTCCCAAATATCCCAGGTATCACAGTAGGTATCCGTGACGGCAGCCTTCGTCCAGAAGCAGCTCCGGCCGGCCCAACTGTTGTCGTACTCGGCACAGCAAAGAAGGGTCCTTCTAAGAATGCAGCAAGAACCATTTCTGGTAGCTCTGCTCTATCAAGATTCGGATTAAGTGGCACCTTAGGACGCGGCCTCGTCGAGGTCTTCCAGGGGGGAGGCGATAACGCTCTAGCGTTCCGTGTTCTCGCTACAAAGGCTAAGCTTTCACATATCGGCGACATCACAGGCGAAGGTGGCTATGTCGTAGAGACTGTAGGTGAGGGCTCTGACGCTCTCGCCAAGATCAGTGTCCTTTACGATAACGCAGACGACATCCTGAAGGTCTTTGATGTTGCTTCGAGCCAGCTTGTGTATTCGAATGACCCAAATCTTCCCGTCAACCTCGGCGTTGTTGAGGTAACGGGCGAGAAGGCCGTCGACAATCCTTCTGGTAGCATCGGAAAGGCAATCAAGCTTCGCACCGACGAGAGCCTCCAGCGTGCGACACGTTCGGGAGATGATGTCCTCACCATCGTTGCAGGCAGCAATCTGTCCCTGTTGAGATTCGACGAAACGTCGAATCCTTGCAAGGTCCAGGTTCTCAGCGGCCTGAGTGGCGCCACGAAGAAGATCGCTGTTCATTTGGCAACTGCGGCAGAATTGGCTGCTAGCGCCTACAACAACGTCGCCGGTACCCTCACAGCAAATGCTGCCGGTCAGTCAGACATCGACGGAACTGCAGTGGTGGTGAATAACAGAATCTTGGTTAAGAACCAGGCAGCTCCGGCCCAGAATGGTATCTACACTGTGACGACTGTCGGGGCACCCGGGGTTGCCCAGGTTCTGACAAGAGCTCCTGACGCTGCTGCTGCTGACGAATTCTCTGAAGGAATGTATGTCGAGGTTACCGCCGGTGCCACGAACAGCGGAAACGGCTACTGTCTGACAACCGACGCACCAGATGACGGGTATGTCCTCGGGGTGACAGCTCTGACGTTCGCCGAAATTGACCTAGACCCAGACAACTGGCTGGTCGAAGCCAATGTGATCGCAGTCAATACTGCCAATGGTACGTTCGACATTGATAGTACCGTAAGCGCAACTTCATTCCCAGCAATCCCGCACAAGGTTCGTTTCATCAGCAGCATTAGCGGTCAACGTGCCGACAAGATCCTGCACAACAGGCTATTCCTTCTTGAGGCAGACGCAGACAATGCTGGAGTCCAGCCGCTGATTGTGCTTCCAGGTTCGGACTTCAACGGCCTTCCAAAGGTCAGCAATGATTTTGGTTTCGCTGTCGATGTTGAAGATTCGGAAGGTGTTCTGGCTCTAGAAGAGGTGTCCCCTGCAAAGATGAACATGTTCGAGGCGATGGAAGACGCCTTCTTGGCACTGGAGGCAACTGAGTTCTCTGTCATCGTCATACCTGGCGTGTACGCAAACGATCCGGCACTCGACGGCCTGACTTCGGGCGCAACAGCACTTCCAAGTGCCGCTCTCAGCGGGATCGATAAGGTCAATACAATCGCAGGTTTTGCTGATAGAGTAGACGTAACATTCGATGTCGGCGCTCGTAATGCCGCAGTTGTCGTTCTTGAGACTGGTGGACGCGGTGCCTTCTGGGCAGTATTTAACACTCTTCAGGGGGCAGGCTTCGGTGAAAACCTTGTTGAGGGCGAGTTGGTTCGTACGGCTCGTGTCTTGAACTGGGCAGAAGATGCGGATGATGAGACTGTCCTTAGACTCTTCTTTGACCGCGATCTGGGCTTCTCTGTTGATGACAACGGTGTCGTGGTCGGAAGCAATGAGCCAGAGATGACTGTATATCAGACAGACCTTCTCTTCTACCATCGTGCAGTCGAGGTCGACGGTAAGCTTCGTCACATGTGGTATCCTGAGACTTCAGATGAAGACGGCTTTACGTACAATGAGGTCAACTTCGCTTATCGTCTCGCTAGATTCTGTCAGGAGATGACCGAGAACGAGATTGCCATCAACGGTGTCATCGGTGTTCGTCCTCCGACGAACCACTTCAGCTCCGCTGCTTTGGCGCAGTGGATCGGAAAGTCGCCAACCTTCTTCGAGGGAGACGTTAACGTGAATGGCACGGGTCTGTTGGGCAACAAGTTTGTCGCCGGCCTATTGATGGAGGACAACTCGCAGTTCGACCCTGGCTACAAGGCAACTGAGTCCGGAGAACTCGATGACGAAGAGATCTTGCTCGATGCCAACAACTTTGAAGTTGATATGGGCAAGTTCTTGAGCACGGTCGCAACATGGCCAATCTTGAGCAATGAGGCAGACATCTCGGGTCTAGGCTACATCAACTCTGGAGCTGCAGTCTACGCAGGCTTACTTGCCGGACTTCCTTCCTGGAGAGGCGCAACAGCTAAGTTTGTCGGTGGCCGTGGAATCCGACTCGCAATGAAGCTCGCAAAGCGTCATCAAGATTCTTTAACAAAAGCGCGCTATGTTGTGTTTGATCAGCGGCCAGAGGGTGTAATTGTAGTAGACGCACCCTCTTCTGCTCTGCCAACCTCTGACTTCACACGCAATATGACAGTGAGGTTGGTTTCTGAGGCAGTCAAGATTTGTCGCGATGTCTCTCGTCCGTTCCTTGGCGACCCACTCAGCGGGATCAAGAAGGCCGGTCTAGAGACAGCCCTTAAGAAGGGTCTGTCGGATCTGCAGAGAGCTTCTGGTGGCGCCCTCGAGGCATTCGACCTGAGCCTTACACAGACTAAACTGGATAAGATTCGCGGCACTGCAAAGTTAACCCTAACACTACAGGTCATCAATGAGCTACGTAAGATCTCTGTAGACGTTGCTCTTACTCAGTAAGGAGTTTAGTCAATGGCAAATTCGCAACTCAGCAGCCAGTTTATCAGATCATACAATAGCTTCGGCGGTGTCGATATTCGTGCTGTATTTGGCAATAAGGTAATTGGCACGCTCCAGGGCATCTCCTGGAGCGTAACCCGCGAGAAGGCTCCCATCTATACGATGGGAGATCCTGACCCTCGAGCTTTCGCCAGAGGAAAGCGTGGTATCGCTGGTTCGTTGGTATTCATCCAGTTTGACCGCCATGCTCTGCTCCATGAAATGGAGTTGACAAAGTTCTGGGCAGACAAGGACAGCCTGCGCCCCGACGGTCATCTTGACCCAACCATCTCACCTCTAGACCAGAGCTCTAGTAATAAGCCAGGTGCTACGGCATTCGAGGCTGAGACAAGCTTTGGCCAGCCTGCGAACCCACGGGATGACCAGGTCTCAACTAAGCCTTGGTTCTCAGATCAAATTCCTCCGTTCGACATCACACTTGCAGCAGCCAACGAGTATGGTGCGGCAGCAACGATGCGTATCTACGGCGTAGAGATCCTGAACGAGGGCTCGGGTGTCTCTATCGACGACATTGTCCTAGAGCATCAGATGACGTTCGTCTGTCGCACAATTGATCCATGGCGCACGCCCCATCCCCCATTCGTAGACCCTAACGATAACAGTGTTACTTGACATATAAAAGGATCTTCTGTAATTGAAAGGGTGGGTTCCGTCAGGGAACTCACCCTTTTTCTTTTCTGGAGACCCGATGGCCGATCCAACCTTCCAAGAGAGCATCTTTTCCCCGTCATATAATTCGTATGCAGGTACGGATATCCGCGCAATGATATCCATGCCAGCGGCAAACGGCCTAGATCCTATCCTCAAGGTCTTGCCCAATCTACAAACGATTTCGTACAGCATCTTTCGCGAGAAATATCCGGTACGCGCTCTTGGTCATGTTGGCGAAAAGGGGCGCACACGAGGAACTCGTACCATCGCCGGGTCGATGGTTTTCACCGTCTTCGACCGACACGTCCTCTTCGATATGTTGCGAAGAAGTCCAGGGGACATGAATACGAATGCAGTCTCGGCTGCCAGCCTCGCCGATCTTTCTTATGTGATGGTAGATCAGCTTCCGCAATTTGATATCATTATTCACTTTGCTAATGAGTATGGTCACGCCTCTGAGTTGGTAATCTTCGGGGCCGAAATTTCTGCTGAAGGCCAGGTCATGTCTGTTGAAGATCTTATTACAGAGAACACGGTCCAGTATACGGCCACCCATATGGCACTTATGCGCCCAGGTGGTTACTTCTCTGCCCAACAGTCACCTACGGAATTCAACGATAACTTCACATCTCTTATGAACAAAGAAGCTTCACCAGCAATGGAAGCGCTTATTCGTAAGACTCGTAATCCTTACAGGTAAGACAGATGGCAGACAGACATGGCGAAACATTTAGCTTAAGTCAGGTCGATTGGGACAGGCTGACCCCACAACAGAGAAATCAGGTAAGATCTGCGAAGACTCTATCAATGGCCAGGATGATTGCATCTGCTGCGGCACAAAATAATAGGGCCGTAGACGCAGCCAGAGCCCAAGGTGTTACAAATGGATACTATGAGGCTACTGTCTCAAACGGAAACGTTTCAGATGTAGTTGCCAGAAACATTACTCCAGACGAGACAGTAAGTCGTTCAAACCCTCGAAGGCCAACCCCAGAAGCATCTACAACCCCCACCCCCACCAATCCAGCCCCGCCTCCTAGAACCATAAGCAGAGACAGTTCAGCACGGTTGTCCGCTGAACAGCAAACACAGGTAGACGCGGTCCTGGCCGCCGTGGACCAAAGCCTCACCCTCCCTTCGTCGTCCCTAGAAGACTTCGCAGTCACAAGCAAGGCGATAGAAAACATCTCCTCGAGAAGCAACCTAAGAGGAGCACAGTCTTTCGAGGAATGGCAGGCTCAAGAAGAGCGTGAGCGCCAAGAGGAAGTCGAAAGGCTAAGCAAGAGAGCTGCAGCCGCATACGTCCCACAATACTATAGCGGCACACAGGCTCAAATCTATTTTGACGATGTCCTTGTTGACGAGATTGTCCAGATCCAATACGCAACAGCAACTAACAAGATGCCAATCTACGGGTATGCGTCAGAGCTATTCGATACAGTGGCTAGTGGGAATCTGCTTGTTCAGGGGAGCTTTGTGATCAACTTCATCGAGGCAGGGTATTTGGCGATTATTGCTGCGGCGATGCTTGAAAGGAAGTTCGGGGCCAATGCCATTGGACGAAGGTCGGAGCGTCGCTGGGTTGACGCCAAACGAAGAGGCGCACTAAACTCAAGACTGGAAGTGACGACAAGACCCACAAGCATTCTCACCCCTGGTTCTTATCTAAGTAATCAAGCAATCAACCAAGTACGCGGACTTGGGAACAAGGAGTTTAGAGAGCTAGCAAGAGAACTAAACATCAACAAATTGAGCAAATCAAATCAATACTCCGGAACCCCAGAGGGATACGCCTCCAGGTTTGACTTAATGGCCCCATTCGACATATATCTTGTTCTCGGAGATTATACAGACCCAAATGCAGACCATACAGTCCGTAAACTAAAGAATGTCCACTTGACAGGACAATCACAAACAATTATATCTAGTGGTGAGCCTGTGGGCGAGGTCTATAATTTTATAGCAAGGACAATTGAATAAAGGATACCAATGAAAGTAACACAAAAGACAGCAGTAAACGAGTTTCTAGAAGTAGACGAACCGGAAGTGAAGACGGAAGTTCCCGAAGAAGAGGAAGAAATCCTTGACCCATTGGATGCAATGGCTAGGCAGTTCCCAGATGCTCCGCCAAGAAAGATGGTAGAAGGTTGGAAGGAGCTATATGGAGACGTCTACGCCTTCGTCCCGGATCCCACATCTCTATATCTTTTGAGGCCACTCCGCCGTATTGAGCACAAGAACATCGCCAAGGAGATAAGAGCCTTCTCTGATGGCCCAACAGCAAGAGAAGATCCTGCCCTGGTCGAAGAGATGATGCACGAGAAAGTTGTTATGCTTTGTCTGTTGCATCCCAGCGCGTCACCAACATTCCTTACAATGAGCAAGGCCGGATTGATGCCAACTCTGTTCAACCTCGTGATGGAGCACTCAAAGTTCCTCTCACAGCAGAAGGCATTGGAAGTTTGCTACAGACTCTAAGGAGAAACAAATGAATCCCGATAGGAGATTTGTAAGAGCCTACAGAGGCTTTAAATGGACAGAAAAAATCTCATTCGAATGCCTTGGAGAGGGAGACGTGTTCTGCCTCTTTGAGGCAGACGGAGAGCAGGTTACGGGAGAAAAGGCCGGTAAGACCTTCAGGGTCTTTAGAGCCACAAGCTCTCCTCGCAAGGTAAGCGGTGTCTGGAGTATTGACACAGAGGTATATACTGGAACTGTCCCAGAGATCAGACAATGAGTCAATCAACTATCCCAACTGAAGGGCAGGTAAAGAAGACGACAAGAGACGTCCCTATCAGACGCTGACCAACACTGAGGTTCTCTCAGAATGCATTATTTAACAAGCAAGGTAGCGAATTCGTCGCTATACCAAACTCTATTCGACGATGGCTACGTTGTTTGGACTCCCCTCCCCTGGTCAGAGTACAAAAAGCTTCGTGAAGCGCGCCTCATAAGAGGCGCCAGCCTAGACATCGACCTAGAAGAATTCGTATACAACAAGTGTGTCATCTTCTCCTCTTATGACGAGGAACCTCCAGCCGAATTAGAGTTAGAGGAGAAGATGCTTTTTATCGAAGATAGCCGCTTGGACCAGCCCGCTGGCGTAGTCGCAACGGTTGTCAAGTCCATCTTATATTTCTCTGGGGCCCTTAAAGCTGAGAATATCATTCAGCAATTAGATGCCCAGCGCGGAATTATAGACAACATAGAGGACCAACTAGTGGTCGCTATATGTCGAGCCTTTCCTTCCTATACGCCCGAGGATATAGAGAAGATGGAGTGGCAGACAGTTTTGAAGAGAGCCGCTCAGGCTGAAGCCACATTAATGGGCCGCATGATTGAACCTCCTTTCCGAATAGTTACTGAAGAGGATGTTGAGAGAGAGAAGCGTAAGCATAAGATCGACATTCAAAAGGAGATCAAGGAGATGACCAGAGAGCTGCAGGGCTTCGAGGACCCTCGTCAACTCCAAAAAGAAGCTGATCTTGCAAGGCAGGAGAGGCAATACGAGCAAGCCCAGCTGCGACAAGAATTCTTTAGGCAGAGAGGGATTAAGTAAATGCCTAAAGACACCCCTATTCCAGGAGTCGATCGTCGTCCATATATTGAAGTCACCGACCACAAACAGGCCGACTACAATAGATGGAGTAATGCGCTCAAATACGCTGCTTTCGGTTCTATCGCAATAGTGGGTGTCCGCTGGAGTTCAACTGCCATCAAATTTCAGATAGATCCTGCGAAGTTCAGATATCTGTCTGACGGTCTCAATAAACCCGGGGTGACCCCCTGGTATGAGGTTCGAGGAAAGACGCTTGATCCCGTAACAGGCAAGATCGAAGCCACACTTGGCGATGTCTTTCTGGAGCTGACCAAACGTGCTGAGGAAATCGCTGGCGGCATCCCTCGTACATTCGACGTTCATAGCTTCCTCAGTCGACGAATTACAACAACGCCCACTTCAAGTCTCCGCATTAATAAAGAGCACCTAGAAGGGGCAGAGAGCCACTACCAGGCCCTCTTGGGCAGGAAGTTGACTCCAGAGGAGTCCGTCTTTGGATTTCAGGTCGGACCTTTTTCAAAGGACGACCTCGAGGCATATGTCAGGGCCCGCGCATCAAGAGAATCTTTAACGCTCTCAGATGCCGAGGTGATGAAAGAAGTTGACGAGATGATTGCCGAGGGGCGCGCCGCTCCAGGAAAAGCCCCGGGCATGTTCTCCGTCCATCCCGACGGAACACTCAAAGAGCTAGTGGTCCCAGATGTTAAAATTGCAGAGCGTTTGTGGAATCCAGATGGACCTATCGATCCATCTACTGGGCTTCCGAAGTACAGACACGTAATGAGAAGCACGGACGTTCTTACGGAGTCGATGGGCGGGAAACCGATCAGTCACACGAATGAACTCCCGTACATAGTATACAAAACGCCCGAATCAACCAAGCTTACAGGTACAACAAGGGAGCTTGTAGAGGCCTTCATTGACCCAAAGATCATAGAAGGTGCAGCCGATAAGGTAATGGGAAACACAGCCAGGGCTGTCGCTCAGGAGGGAGAGGTCTTTGCCAAGAAGATGTCAGAGAGATATCTTCGTATGTTGGATCAACCATTAGAGGCCATTGAAGACCTATTCAACAAGCAAGATCTGTTTGCTGGGGTCCGTAAGACGAAGAGCTATTCTTTCTTGAAGAACCTATTCGGTACGGGCGGCGACTACTCAGGCACGACGATGGATCTGTGGGGAAAGCACTTAAAGCGCATCGCCCCACTAGCACTTGGCCTAACAGCTGCATATGAGCTAGGCAGCCGAGTCACAGAACTTGTCGCAGATAAGTCACTGGCTCAGGTCGGGGGCTCTGCGATAGGGGCGACACAAAGGATCTATGCGAGCATCTCCGACAAACTCGGGCTAACGACACTTAACAAAGCCCAGGAGCGAGAGGCAGAGGGGTCCCATAGATTACTTGGGGTGTTAGCGTTCCCAATGGCTGGTGCTTTGACCGGCGCCACTGTCGCCTCTTTTATGAATCCGGTTGTTGCTGATGCAGGAAAGACCGGCTGGTTAACGGCAAGAGAGGCAGTCCATGAACTCCCAGACTCTTTAGGGGCCCTCAAGAAAGATCTCCCCATAGTCGGGGACCTAAGTAAGCCGATGACTCGAGCCAAGAAGTTTGCGGTTATCGGGGCTGCGATTGGAGGAGCTCTGAGTCTTCCGTTCTTGCTTGGATCCTTGGGATCTAACAAGACCTATGACGAGACGGTCGCAGAGCAGCGTGGGGAGACTGAGGTCGCGGTGCGCAAGGGTGCATTCTGGGAAATGGGTCGTACAGACATCGAAGGAGAGCAGACCCAATACTACCGTCCAAATTGGTTCGCGCGTCTTATGGATGCCCCAGCGGATGAGTTGCAGTTTGGCGACTACGCAGACAAGCCTTTTACTAGATTACTGAAAGGGGTTATAGACCCATACTGGAGAGAAAAGGAACTCTACTATCAGCGCCCCTATCCGATCACAGGACCTGACACGAGTGGGTTCGGTCCATTGGGGACCCTCTGGGGCATGACCATCGGACGCGTTATTAAGCCGCCGAAGATTATGCATGCGGACGAAGTCTCTCCAGGCGGTCGCGAAGGTGTATCCGCTGGAGAAACCGTCCAGTTTGGGAGAAACGTTTCTGAGGCCCCTAGCGAGGCATTAGGGGGCATTGGAGCCCAGGCTGTTGGCTCACCATACGACCAGTCGTTTCTTGCCGGGGAAATGGCCTACAAGGCCACGGAAGCCTCTGGCTTGCCAGGTTTCGTCTTCTCTGCTGTGAAGAAGGCGATAACCGGAACCGGTGACTTTGGAGTCGACGACCCGGTCTTAGCAAGCTTTGCTGATGTTGGATCGATGCGAGATAGGTTCTGGGACTCAAATGTTGGCGGTGGCTTTACAACGACAGAGGCACTCAGGCGCTTCATCCCGAAAGAACGATTCCAATTGGAGAAGGTGAACCCAATCCGCAATGAGATGCCATCGTGGATGCCTGGTCCGGGAGGCTACGTTGATTTTACCCACGGAGATCCGTACCAAGCAATTCCGGAGGGTGAGTATCGCTTGCCGGGGAGTGGTTATGAATCCCGATTTAAGGAGCTTGCCGGTGTAAATCCTGAGGATTATCCCGACATTCATAAGTACAGGATCCTAGGAGACGTCGCCCCTTACTCTCAAGAGTTCAAGGATATCTCTCGAAAGGTTGAAAGTCTTGCACAGTCGAATCGTCTTTCTGAGAAAGACAGGACTCTGTATGAAGGAACGAAAGCAGAATTCCGAGAAAGAGAGGACAAGGTCAAGACCAGAGAAGACCCCGACTCCTTCGTCGGAAAGTATTGGGCAGCCATTACGAAAGCGGGAAGGATGAACCCCGTCGAACACCTTCTCCCCATCTCCCCTGTTCACAAGTTTGCCGGTTCAGTAGATATGATAACAGAGTACGAGGACCGGAACCTTTACAGCACAAGATCCCCAGGATGGGACAGCCCGATAGAGGATTTTGTCAAACCCGCATTGTACAATGCTGCTCACATCTTTGGCTATGAAGGGGTGCCAGCCAGCGTCCAGGAGAAGAGAGACCTCACCGAGTATTTCGATAAGCTAGAGTACATGAAGTACAAGCGCCTTGAAGCCAACGCAAGAGGACAGGGGGAGGGTAGAGCGGCGTTCGCTTTTGCCAGAAAGGCCGAGTACACAATGTTCGGCGCAGATCCATATACGGACATGGACACGGTTAAGAAGATACTCCCTCGAGAAGAGCTCCCATTCTTTGAGAAGTTTGTCAGTGCAGACTCCCCAGAAGAGAAAGGGCGAATCCTCGAGATGGTCCCTCGCTACACTCGAAAGTTTTATACCGCTCAATGGCAAAAGCAGATCTATGCAGGCTTAGCCGCCAAAGGGGACCTGACATCTGATGAGCAGTCAGCAGTTATGGCGATTGAGGCATCTAGGGCGACAGAAGGAGAGGCGACGAACACGAACACATGGAACGAGTATATTGGTAAAGTAGAAGGGGGAAAGGTTAGAAGCAATACGTTCCCCGACTACATAAGAGCGAAGAGGCTGGAGTCTTACTTTGACGAATCGCCGTTCGACGCACCAAAGGCCGACTGGATTGGCTATCACCCTGGGGTGGCAATGGATGACGTGAAGCTGAAGGTTGTTCAGGCTCAGGGGCTCGACTATCACGACTTTGATCTGTGGGAAAACGATGAGCGCATGGCCGCAAGGAAGCCATATTTGGACGAAGCCGCCAACGACCTAATGAGTCCATCGATTATGCGAGAGGACATTTTGCAGTCATTGACTGCACTGAGGCTTAACGATTTAAATGTGGAAATTGTTCCAACAACAGGAGATCAAACAAGAATCACTCTTGACGTTGGGACAAACAGAAGGAAAGAACTAGACAGGGAAATGAAGAGGTATAATAGGTAATGGGAGACTTTTTTGGTGATTATGTAGCACCCGGAATACTCTTGACAGGTGCAGGCGTAACAGCATACCGCACATACAAAGATATCTCTGCGAAGGGAACCATGACCGCACCATGGCGTATCCAGAAGCAGTCATCAGCCCTCTATTCAAAGATCAAAGGACTGCACGAAAACAGGTATAGGCCAACTGCAGCCTCTATCGCAGAACTATTCTTTCCAGATTTTATCAATATCTTTCCTGGGTCTACCCCAGAGACCCGCACGGCCGGGCAGGAGATGATGGGGAGGATCCGATCATCCGCCGTCAGCGGACTTATATCCAACCATCAGCTCAAAGCAAGAGCAATTGAGCTGGGTATCACACCAGAAACAATGGGCGGACTTACTCCTGACAAGATTGCAGCCCTACTCGGGGCCACTCCTGACAACCCATATGGGATCGATGCATATAGAGAGTATCTGTCAAGAGTCGCCAGAACCAACGACCTCGGAAGGCTAAAGACAGGGGGTGAAGGGGCTCTTAAGTCTTTAGTCGAAGCTAACCAGAGTGTTGCAAGAAATAGTGGTCTTGGAGAGACACTGAGTGCCATGAAGTCGAAGGGGGCGTTTTCTGGAAGCTCGACCAAGGCTGGTTTCGAGAACGTCCAGTATACTCAGCGAAAGCTCATGGCAGGGCTGCCAGGTCGGGACGACCTTGTCATGAAGGTTCATCAGGTCTATGAACGGGTCCGGGCACTTGCTGCTGAGAATCCTAAGGCAGGGCTCTCAATGAGCCTAACAACCTTACAAGAAGCCGGAGAAACAATCTATACAGGATATACGATTAGATCTGGGAAGAAGGTTTTGTCCCTTCCCTTCGAGAACGCAAATGGGATAGTTCGGACAGGGCCGGGAGGCAGAACTCGAAGTGTGGCAAAGTGGGCGCTCGCCGAGAATATTGAAAGCATCCTTGGGACATTCACTGATGTTAGTCAGATCGCTCGCCGGGCAGATGTTGCCATCACGGACTACATGCTGAATGGAGGCTTACAAGATTTCGTAAAGGGGACACTATCAAACAGCCACCTGACTAAGCAGCTGTGGAGTAAGAACAAGGATGATCTAGGAAAACTCTTTGTTCCTACTGTTGCTAACGAAGCATCAGTCCGCCGTCAGCGAGGGATCTTGTCAACAGCTCGCTCTGCTGTAAACCCCGCACTCTCCCCTGCCCAGATCGAAGTCCTCAAGAGACGACTGATAGACATTGGGCACCCGGCTGTTGCGGGGCTGAGCGCTAATCAAGTTACGGGTGGTAATATATTTATTGGGGACTATGTTTACGGCTCGTCTCCGATTGGACCAAGTTCAGACGCCAAGGCTGTGGCGCAGAGCATGAGAGAAGGCGTCTTCTCCGGGCTCGGAAGTAAGAATCGCAGCACCCCGGCAATTTTTGGCAAAAAGCAGAAAGCGATGGGGGACATAAGAGCCAGGCTCAGAGTTATGTCTGTCCCCGAGTCTGTGGCTAATGCTTTCTTATCTCTGGCAGGAAGAGCAGATGTCCACCTGCACGAAGACGAGCTGATGCTACTGGACAACAATCTTCCATACACAAAGTTCCATTCAACAGGAACCATCGGCGAGAATGCGGTCATGTCCGAGAAGATCGCCAAGATAGGAAAAGCAGAGACCCCACAGATGCAACGGCTTCAGACGATGCTGCGCACAGGCCTCACCGCAGACGGGATTGGTTGGTTGGAAGCGGAAAGAGAGGGATTGATACAGCTTGCCAATTCTCCGGGAATAGACGATGCCAAGAGGATCGCATACATTGACGAGGCACACGGCATCAATGAGATGCTTGAGACGATCCGGTTTAAGCCGGGAGAGTTTATTGGAATGACAGAAGACGGGGTTATGCTCAATGTTCCGAGCAATGCTGGCACTTACACAATCAGGAGTATGACTGATGATGGGGTTAAAGGGCTAAAGCTTGAGGCACTAATCGACAGAAAGCTCGGTCTTGGGGACAAGGTCTTCGGCACGAAGGGCATTATCAAGGAGGAGGCAGCAGCCCGTTTTGGTCATAAGATGGGGGCTATGTGGGAGTATCTAAGAGAGACCCCTGAGATGATTGAGGCTCTGGAGAAGGGGGACCACGAGAAGATGAAGGGGGTACTGGAGCCGACCTATAAACAGATTGTGGCTGCTGAAAAGGCCGCTCTTGGGAGGGGTGAGGACCTGCCTGACCTCTGGAAGGTTATCGACAGTGAACAGTGGCGGGCGGCTACAAGAGAGACGCGCGGGGCTCAACTCCTGTCGGTACAGGGGACAAAGAAGATCGGTGATGCGAACATGGGGGCACTAGTCCAAGGGCTAATGGAAGAGCTACACGCTGAACTCCCTGGCATAGGTAAGGCCGGGGTGGAGCTACTCGACAAGGCTCGTTGGCGAGACACGACCTTGGACGAGTTTCTTCAAATGTCCCCAGAAGATCAGCTCGTTCGCAAGAGCCAAATAGAAGCACTGCAGACTTCGAAAGCGCTTGGTCTCGAGGAAAAAGAATTTGCCTCTTTAACAAAGCGAAGAGAGGGGATACTGAGCCTGGGCTTTGACGACAGCAACGGCGCCGTCACTATCATCGACGATGGCTCCCATAAGATGACAGACAGATTTGACAAGGTTGTAGAACTAACGGTCCAGTCCCCGGGACGACGAGGGAGGTGGAGCTCTGAGAGATTTTGGGTGGACCTGGAAAATAACAAGGACTTCTTCAGTACTTTGCCAGAGACATTCAGACAGGAAGTTGGGTCCTTGTCGGGGATCAAGGATAAGAGAGTCCGGATGGGAAAGTCGATCCGTCTATACAAAGAAGCGATGGAAAGCGGACTTTTTGCAACCGAGACTGGCCGCAAGGCACGCATTGCCGCTCTCGAACCACAGCTTCAGTTTGGGGCTTTGAACAGAGACGTGACTCCGCACGGCAGTCCAATCCTTACTGGTGGTGCTGGCAGAGAAGGATCGTTTTCTCTGCAAACACTACTGCACACTCAAGCACAAAGAGGCGCTGTCGCAGAGGCAGGACTTGAGGCCATGGGCCGAATGTCTGGCAACACCCGTGACGAGGCCATGGAAATTTATAAGAGAAACGCATACTTCGATAGAACTTCAGATTATGCTGGTGCCATAAAGGTCTCGGACATGAGCAAGGTGGCCCCGAGTACGATTGAAGGCCTCTTCTCCCCTAGCCAAGAGACACGAGACGCAGCTTTTGGGGAGATGCGCAAGACCTTTAATGTAAAGGGCGACCTTGTCTTCGACACCGGGAATGCTGAGAAGAGGTTTATCTACCATCCTCAAGGTCTGAGCACACACACGGGAGGATATACTGTTGCGTCGAATATGCACATTCCGACAGAGATGGACGCCGCACTGCAAGGGATCCTCGAAGGGGGAAGGCTTGGGAACAGGCTTGACCAGGGCCTGCTCGGATCGTATGCCCAATCACTGGCAGATATAACTTTGACAAGAGATCAGAATGTTTCGAGGGCGTTCTCAGGGCACGTCCAGGGGTCGATGCGCATGCAGGCTCGCTCTGGCGCTAACGCAGACTTCTTTGAGTTCTTGGCAACGGATAAGAATTACAGTCACAAGGTCGGAATAAAAGAGAGTAACTTAATAGAGATGATGGACTCTGCAGGTATCGCGGGAGACGCCGCAGACGAAATGGTCAATGAACTCAAGGGCGGGAGATTGGCGGGACTTATACATCGTGCTCCAGACACAGAATTGCACCGTATTACAGGGGCAACGGCATTTAGCCTAGACGAAGCTTTGGGGAAGTACGCAAATTCTATGATGGATGGTCAAAAGAAGAACATTGATCTTCTCCACTGGCTTCGAGAGATGAGCAAGTCAAAGCATGATCAGGTGACGACTAGAATTGTAGAAGACGCAGCCAAGTCTCAGGAACTTCTGGAGAAGATTAACGACTTAAGCGCTACCGTGAAAAAGAGGTACAAGCCTTCGCTTCTCAGAAGGAAGTCAAAGGAGTTTATTCAAGAGCTTCAGACTAGGAAAAACAACGCAAGGGCGGCCCTTGACCAGATCTTGGCCGATAACGGCATCAATCTTGAGGGGAAGGCTGGCCCAGAAGGAGGTTGGAACAACTTCTTCAGGAAGCGGAACGCGACTAATGAGAGACGATTTCTAGAGGAGGCTGTCCGTGACGTCTATAAAACAAAACATAAGGGGGCTGCCATGTGGCTTCCTAAGTCTTTTGAAGGAGTACTTGGGGCCGACTTCGACGACGACGCAATAAACTTCTTTCTCGTCAAAAACGAGAATACAAGATACGACTTACGAGAGAGGGTCTTGCATTCCGAGAAGCTGAAGGCTGAGTGGGGTAATCAATCCGCGAGTGGTGCTCCAGAGGAGGCGCTTGTCGAGAGATTGCGTCCACGGAACGCAACAATTGATCAGCTACATGGAGAAGAGGACTTCCTCTATAATGTGAGACAGAAAGAGCTGTATGCCAACCTGAAGAGCAAAGATCCGTCCGTGATCACCCCAGAGGCTTTGGACCCATCGAGTGAAGTTTGGAAGATGAGACAGCGAGCCCAGAATCAGATGGCCATGATCGAGAAGGCTCAAATCGGCTCTATGAGCAATGCTACAGATTTCGCACGAGCGATGGCTAGAGCCAGCGGCGCAGCCTCTCCAACGGCTCACGCCAATTCTAGACTCTTCGCCGAGATGTTGCTGGGCATTATGCCAGAAAGCATCTTGAAAGTTCGACAGGTCCCTATCAACCAAGTCGAAGCTGTTGGTAACTATGCGAAGAGCATGGAAGATGCCCTTCGCGGTGAGCACGGAGCGGGTGCAGGGGCTGTGGCAGAATTCCGTGAGAACTTCAGACGTCTTCACGGAGTGAAGTCCGGGAGCATAGTGGACAAGATCGCTTCTGACGAAAATATTAAGGCCATCTTGGAAGCTGGAGTCATGGCCAAGAAGAACAGGCACGAGTATAGCCTTCTAACTGCTCTAAAGAATACAGAGGTGACAGACGCAACGAGGCAAGCAGCCATGAATGCTGCAAGAGAATTCGGTGGAACAACAATGCAACATGAACTCTACCGAGATGCAACCAGGGGAATAGTAGAGGAAGTTACTCCGCTGCAGAGGAATTTGAAGAACACCGCATCGTCATTCTCCGAAGCTTATGATATTATGCTAAAGCACAAGAAGCCACTGGTTCTTGGTGCTGGGTTGGCCATTGCAACGTCGATGCTTCTGGGCTCACCAGGCAGTATCTCCTCAGAGGAGGCAGACGCTGCTGGCGCCAGGCACTCCACGGGCTCGCCTACGACCCCACCAACGGACATGGGGCACTCTGCAAGAGTCGCTACAAATACCGGTAGGGCAGTCAGAATCAGAGGAAGTTCTAATGGGGATGTTGACCCGAGTGTAATTGCAGCAAAGCTGGGAGAGCGGTTCCCCGGTTCTAGTGTGAACTTCACAGTGAACGACTATCGTGAGCGGATTAACCAAGAATATATTAGGAAGAAGTTAGACAGATGACATTGCCAGAACAATCAGCAGGAGCTCCTGTTAACCGGGAGAATGATGAGCCATTAGTCTACGACCCAGAAAGTTATGAGCTGCCTCGCCAGGGGGCCATTACCAGAGGTCTATTCGAAATCAACGGGATCAGATTCCCTGTCCCTCCTCAGGGCATCTCTATCACAGAGCAGAACCAGAACTTCAATTTTGAGACCCTAAGAACGCGAGAGTCTACCAAGATCAGATCCGGTCACGGACGGGTGGATATCACAGTGGTGGCCCTGTTTACCGGCAATACAACCGCTAGCGTCGAATTAGTCGAGAACGCCCCTGCCCCGGCAGACCCATTGACGGCAATTAATGAAACATTGATGCCGATTCTTTACAGCCTAAAGAAGATGCCCCTATGCTTCTTGGACAATGAACTCCTAAGGGCGACCCTGCCGATCGTTCCCGGGGAGGTCATCGGAGCCTTTGTCCGCTCTGTTAACGTGGGGACAGTTCCGGGCATGCCATACACGCTCTCGGTAGAATTTCAATTTGTCTGGTTCAACCATCGCCCTTTCACCCCTCGCCTGCGATTCAGAAAAGAGTGGTATGATCCTGCTAATACAGTAGATCATTTCACAGGACTCTATCACCAAAACACCTCTCAATACAAAGAGAGTGTCGGTGCCGAGGACGACAGTGGTAGGTTCCAGTTCATCAAGGACTACGGTCATCCCAGTACGGTATTTAACGCCACGGCTGTCCATACCTCGACAGAGAACATAAGAGAGGCCCGCCCTCTCCTCGAGTGGCTTTGGCCTTATCGTTATAAGTCAACAAACCGGGCCATTCGCTCAGAAGATCAGCCAGGCGGTCGTGGTGAAGAGCGCCCCTACACAGAGAGAGCATTGGCCGCAATGCCTCCGTTCAAGCTGGAAAGTTTCGACCACAGTGTCGCCTTCCAGTTTATGATTCCACAAGCGCCAGGAGTGATCGAAACCCCAGAGGGGAAGAGGTCCCTGACAGATATTATCAGCAAGTTCGCCCCAGCACAGAAGCCAATCCCCGAACCGGCGCCAAGGAATGCTAATGTCAACGCCAATGCATCCAATCCAGCACCTTCTGGTGGCGCCTCCATCCTCGACTGGTGGAGACCATACGTCGGAGCTGGACAGTCTGGAGAAGATGTAATCGCGACATATAATAACCCGAATACCAAAAAGCCGGTCACACCCGCAGAAAAAGCACAAGCAATGCTCATCTACACAAGGATGATGGACGAAGGATATACTCCAGCATTTGCTATTGCTGCGATGGTTCATGCATCTTTTGAGGCAAGCTTAAAACCAGAGAGTTCACACCCGCGTGGTATTGCACACGGACTCTTCCAGCTGAATAGGTACGTTGACAAAAAGGGGAAGAGTCGGGGCGCAGGGGCCTCAGACCCTAGTTTTATGGAGGGGAGGATTGCTGGCACAAGGCAGGAGGCTGAAGCACATCCAGAGAAATACTATAATGCACATAACGCAAATATAAACATTTCAAGGATCATCTCCCTGATCAAAGTCGAAAAAAACCTGAGAGCCGTAGCAAAGAATAAGAACCTGTCACCGGCAGAATGTTTTGAGGCCTTCTTCTGGTCTGGTGTTGGCGCTGGCTATAGGAAAATTAGTGCATCAAGAGACGCAGAAGAACTTGCAGAGTATGAGAAACTTTATGCAGGAAGAATCGGAATGGCCGAAAGGCGTATCCCTGGGTGGAACGACCCTAGCTTCAACCTTGGCAGCAGGGCAACCCTGCCGGGAAGGATCACGGCCTCCGACTTGAGCATCGCTACAGCGGATATCCCGCTAGAGCAACGCTTCAGCGAAATCTATAACTCCGAAGAGGCCCTCCGTATTGCCATGGAGAACCATCTACCAGAATCGAGCATGATGCCAACTCAAGAGGAATTGGTGCAGCTGGCCCTTGACCTTGCCGGGAAGACTTCTGACAGACAACTCGCATCAGAGCTGTCCGCTCTAGCAGCCGCTGTCTCACAGAACGTACTAGTCGTAAAGCACGCGATTACGGGGAAGATCGCCCAGCTCGGTTTCTATGAATTAGACATAGCCGACTTTATCGGTGCAGTTGTGCCAATGAACCTCGCAGTTACGTTCGGCACGAACTTCGCCATGATGCCGCTCGACGGACATCGTTTCGCCACAACTCAGTATGTAGGCGGACAGCAGACGGCAGCCACAATCAGCTTCAGGGTCCTGACCCCAATCGGCAGGCAGTTTGTCAGAGAGTTTCAGTCAATGATCAATGCCTACGAGAATTCAGCGATTCATTTTAGAGAATTTGCAAAACAAAGAGGCATCGAGATCTTCAACCCCCTGCTCAACTCGATGAATATCAGCAACGTCTTACTAGAGACCTCTAGCATAGACACAGTAACAGGCGCCCCCGACGATCTCAATATTGTACTGAGACTCGTAAACAATACCATCAACGACAAGAGTCGCAATACGCTGCTCCCAGTAGAAGAAGTTGGCTACGACTCTCTTGGGGCTAAGGTCCTGGATCTTTTGCTAAAAAAGAACTTCATCAGCGCAGTTTATACACTATTAGACTTAGACAAGGGGGATGAAGAGAATCGGAAGTCGGCTCATATGGTTACAGAGACGTATGAGGATGGACTGATTGTTACTGCGCCAGGATGGAATGTTGAAGGGAAGTCGAACTTGTTGGAGAGATTGCTAAAGGAGAGGACTGCCTTCGCCCTCGACTATCTCCCTTTTCGCCGCCGTGAGCGACTTTCGGACGGACGCTACAAGTTCTTCTACAAAGACGGACAAACAACAATTATATCAGACAGTGAAAGGGACCCTCTCAGCTATCCAGAGAGAACAACTGTTGTATCGAACAAGGTCGCCGAAAAATTAAAGCAGACGCTGTCTATCAAATTCGAGGCCTTGAGTTATGGGAAGGGGGACGTAGCCAAAGAGGCGATAACTAAGCTATTGGAAATGTCCGGGTTTAGGGAAGACTTTGCTGCGAACATTGGTGACGGGAGTGAGGTCCTGACTCCAGTCCAATACGGGACCGAGATCGGAAGGGCAATTTCCGCAACCACATCAATGCCTAGAGCAGTATTTCAGCTCCTCTATGGAGACCAAGTTAGCAAGGGTGTCATCTCGACTGATAAATTTAATCGCTGGAGTATCGGCCCGGCTCGCAGAGTCCTGAGCGCCCTCGGTCGGCCCAACGGGACAGAAGCGGCAGACCCTGACTTCGCTGCTTTGTTCGCCTCTTCAATGAGGGGAGTCGGATACCAGAAGACAAACCAGGCTTACCCAGATCTCCTATTGCCTCCGAATCCAATCTCGGGCTTGTGTATCGACACCAACCCCGACTTCTTCTTGGTAAACGAGTCTGACGTAAAACTCTGCAATACCGAAACACTGAAGATAGTTCACGGTGCAGGCGCGACAACAACAGGCGTCAAGGGTATTGGGTTTGCCAAGGGTAGTGCGGCAATTGACTATGGCCATGAGAATTTCAAGGACATCTATGGAGTAGGGACGGGGACAGGACTCGCTCCGGCCAATGCAGGACGTGACAACATGTACATTGGCAACACGGACGGCAGGGCGGCTGTAAACAACGGAGTCTTTAAGACAAAGGTTGATGGTGAGGTTGTAAAACGTAGCGACACGCTACCGCAGACGGATTATACCTTGGCGGCCTTGCCCGGCAGAGAAGCCAAGGTGCAGAACAATATTGCAGAGCGCAAAACAAATGAAAAGTATAAGCGTGATTTGTCGATGGAGGTCCACTACGCAGAATCGGCCTACAAGAAGGATCTAACAGATGGCTTCCTTTCTGGTACCTCTGAGGGGGAACAGTTGGAGAACCTGAATAAGATCCAGCACGTCTTTAGCCCAAATACCTACAACGAATTATTTAAGACATTTTGTGATAGGTACAAGAGTGACCATTATGCAGTGCGTCGTGCGTTCCCTACATTTAAGGTCTTCTTCATTGAGGAAGATGGAGAACTCGACTTCGCCACACCGGAAGGAGTGGCAGGAGATGTTGTAAACAAGCTGGCATCCGCCCCATCACTAGATGATTTCTATGGGGTTAATGCAATCAAGGAGATAAGCATCGTCCACAATAAGGACAGCGCCGTCTCAACCTGTGTCATTCAGGTATTGGACTTAGATGGTGTCTTGTATAACAGGAAGTTCGATGCGGGGAAGGGCGGTGACGCGCTGAAGGATCTTAGGGGGTCCATCAATTCAGATGGCAGCAGGGTCATGGAAAACAAGCTCACAGACGATAATAACCCGTTCTACAGCACCATGATCAAAGAGGGCATGAAGGTTATCGTCAAGTTTGGTTACTGTAATGACCCCACGGAGCTGGACACAATATTCATTGGCCAAGTTGCTCAATATGAAGGCAACCAGGTCATCACAATTGTATGTCAAAGCTATGGGGCAGAGCTCGTGGCAAAGACATTCGGCAGCGACCCAACGAAGAACGTAGACCTTTGGAATACGACCACGGCAGACTTAGTCCACGATACGATGGATCGCGAGGAAGTCCGTCACTTCGGACGTTGGCGCTTGTCTGATATTGACATTACCGGAGAGCTATTTGGGCATCAAAAGATGAGGCCAGATGGCAGGGTCAAGACAGTCTGGACCTGGAGGCCAAGTGTTGTAGACGACAACATCTTCGTCCCCCCTGTCGAAGAATACTCAAGCCTGTGGGCACGCCTTTGGGGTGACCTCCACTATGTCTTCTGGAACACAACCATTTGGGACGTGTTCAAAGAAATGGAATTACGCCACCCAGATTATGTGGCCTACCCAGTGCCTTACGGGCAGGGGGCGGACGCTCGAATGACGATGTTCTTCGGCCACCCTGATATGGAGTACCTGTCTAGGCCAGCCTTGGATAAGTTCGAAAGAGACGGAGAGTTTACAGCAGGAAACGTAAGCCAGATGGAACTGCATGATGCGCTCTTGAAGGTCGACAGGCTGGTAAATCGTTCAACTAACGGAGGGCCAGTGAGAGAAGAAGTCGCCCTGGCACGAGCGATAGAGGCTACGACGGTCGGCTTCAACGCGCGCGTCTTCGATGCGGCAACGGGGGTCTACGTTGAGGTCGACGACCCAGCCCAGACAGAGCAGAACCTTCGTGCACTAGCAAAGCAGATTGGGGCCAAGGAGGAGCTATTTGTTACATGGCACCCAAACGGCAAGAGGGCTTTTGCTGAACTTTCTCGACTAGAGGCTGAGGCTAGGGCAAAGGCAGAGTCAGAGCAGAACTTGAGTTCTGGCTCTCTAGGAAAAGATTACTCCAGAGTAGACAGTGACTCCCTCTACCGGACAACAGTCGCCTGGCAGGGAACTCGTTTGCGTCCATTCAGAAACTATGAATTGGTGACCAGTCTGCATGACATCCTGAAGAACAACATTCGTACAGATATCTCAGACTCGTACAATAGTGTTGAGCTGCATTACTCTGACAGCACGGTGAACTTTGGTACGTTTGACGAAACAGAGCCTGAGACATTGGTGGTTAATGCCGACGATAATATTAAAGAGCATCACATTAGGCGCACGATTGAGGCGTGGCCAAACTGCACGACTACAGACTTGGCTAGACGTTACGCATCCCAGCTATTGGCGAACTCATTAAAGAAGAGCTATAGAGGTGAACTTGTCATCCTGGGCAAACCGCAGCTGAAGCCATATGACATTATTTGGTTAAATGATACATATAGCGACATGGCAGGGCCGATAGAGATAGAAGAGGTTGTTCATACCTTCTCTCAAGAGACCGGGTTCATCTCAGAGGTGGTTCCGAACATGATTGTATCGGTTGCTGGAGACGCCAAGATGTTGATGGTGGATGCTGTAGGAAAGTTTTTCGATACGACAGCCAAGGACTTTACCAATGGAGCTATGCTAGGCTTGAGTATTGGAACGGCGTTTGCCGGAGGGGCGATTGCCCTTAGCGCTGCAAAGACCGTCGGCAAAGCTGCCACTAGCGCAGGGACGGTCGGACAAAAGGCTGCCAGCCTCGGTGGAAGACTAGGGAAGTCTTTCAATATCATTTCGGAAGAGGGCAAGCAGCAGGTGGCAAATCTAATAGCAAAGGCGAGGGGTCTCGGGCCAAATCTATTAGCCCCATCCACAGGAAGCTCAGCAGCAGGAGTGGGCGGGATTCCCGTCGTAATTGGCGCGGCCGGTGCGACCACCGTCGCCCTTAACGAGCCAGAGATTAGCAGTGAATCGATTGCCGGATTTGCGACAGGGCTTGGCGTGGCTGGCCTTGCAACAATTCTGCCTATTACAATAGGTGTCTCTGCAATTGTTGCTGGTGCGTTGCTTTATAAATTCTTAAAGTACAACACAACCAGAGAGCCAGTCATTATTACACCTTTGATCAAGGACGGGAAGCCGTATATAATTGGCCTCGAAGGGTTCGAAACTGACGGTTTGTTGTGTACGAACTTTGATGGCGTCAAGAAGACAGCCGGAGGGAAGTGGGTCCACTTCATGGATGGTATCAGCGAGGCGAACAACATTGTCGCTACTGGATGGGCAAATTTCTGGGCAGGTGACTAAATGAAGAAAACGAACAAAGAGATTAAAAGAGCCCAGGCCCAGCTATCCCATGTAGGGTTTAGGCCTCCGATCCCAGTAGTCGTGAGAGAGGTTTTTAGAGCCGAGAATAGGGTCACTGTGCAACTTGTTTCGAATGAAGGTACAGCTTTCGATGGTCTTCAGATCAAGGGCGTAAAGTTCCCCCTTCTCGCACCCATCGATATGAGCATGGCGTCATTGGTGAAGCCAGGGGTTCACGCCCTTCTATTCTATTTTGGTTGGCAGATGTCCAAGGGTTATGTAATGCTGGCCCACACAGAAGGGACAGAGCAGTCAGTCACCTATATGCCCATCCGGCATTCATGGAGCGTTTAATGGCGGTACTCGAAAAACTTAAGACATCAAAAGATGAGCAAAACCAGACGATGAAAGATTTGGCGGGGAAGATGCGGAAGCTTCGGTACACCGAGTCGAAGCTAATCAAGGCATCTCCCTCAGGACGCGCTGCCATTATGATTTCGCCGGACATAATCGACCTATCTGCGCCAGATACAGATGACGCCAAGAGTACTGTCGGCATCTCTGTCATCGGCAAAACTGGAACAGTCCTACGGGGACCATTAGGACTAACAGCTAGCCCAGGAGAGATTCGTATCGCAGGGATGTGGGCTTTTAATGATATGCTGCTCTCGGCGGCCCCCTCGACAATACTGACGCCGATCCCGGTTCTTCGGTTTTCTCTCCCCCTCGGAGATGTACAAGAGCTCCTAACAACGACAATAGCTATTGGCGCCCTTGCGGCTCTAGGATAAACATGGCTGCTGCAGATAAGATAGATCTATGGTTTACTGCTGAAGGAGATTTCGAGATCGACGCAAACGGAGATCTCAAAGACACGTCTGAGGTTTATGGACGATCGCTAGTCCAAGAAATCCGAACACGGCTAAGAGCCAGCACAGGTGATTGGGTTCTCAACAGAACGCTAGGGGCCAATCTGGAGAGCTTTACGGGCGAGCCAGGAACCCAGGCGAACATTAATGCAATTTCGCTAGCAATAAGAGGCGCCCTCACTTCTGACCTACTTATCCCGCCAGGGGACCTAGAAGTCATCGCGATGCCGTTAAGCGATAGCGTTTGTATGTTCCGTATAATTGTCCTCACCCCAAGAGGCGAATTGACCGAGACCATGGCATATGATTCTGACCATGCCAAATTCTTAGGATTATAATTATGGCAAATACTATTACAGAAAACGCAGATCAGATTCTTGGCCGAGCCATCGACCAGCTTAAGGCGAACTCCCAGATCACTAGATTTACCCCAGGAGCAAAGGCTCGCACCCTTTTGGGAATTCTCTCTTCAGAGCTAGAGAGGTTAGAGGACACACTCACCTCTTCTTTGGTGTTAGGTTTAGTTAACGGAGCTAGTGGCATTTACTTAGACTTCCTCGGAGAGCTGGTTGGGCTTCAGCGAACCCCCCGCTCTGCGGCCGGGGTCTCGGTGGTAGATCAGACAATAGTCGTTTATGTAGACGATCCACTCACTTTTGGAGATTTGAATGGCGGCCGCCCAATTATCATTCCTCCTGGAACTGTCATCTCATCTGCAGACGGAACGATCCGATACAGTACCCTAACCCGTCTCGTTCTCTCCCCAAACGGGAGAGAACAGTTTGTAGGTGCCAGCTCTCTCCGCTTTGGGGCTGGAGGTAATGTCGCCAAGGATGTTCTGACAAAGATCAATTTTGAATCCTACGAAACTTTCCCCGTCACGCAACTAAAGGTACGAAATCTTTCTTCTATTGAGAACGGGCAGGAGCCGGACGCAGACAGCTTTTACCGACATAAGATAACGAATGCCCTTCTAGCAGCAGAGACCGGAAATTTGACAGCTGTTAGGCTGGCGGCCCTCACAGTTCAATCGGTAGCAGACGTCATCATCCTTCCCCTGTTTAGAGGGGTCGGAACTGCAGACCTGATTCTCGACACAAAAGATGGCACGGTCTCTAATGTTCTACTAGAGAGCGTAACAAGATCTGTGTCCTTTGCTAAGTCCCTAGGAATGTACATACTGACCCGAGCTCCACAGTTGGTTGGGCTGGAGATTGCTCTTGATGTAAAGTATGTAAGAGGGGTGAGCATTCCGGACAAACAACAGATTAACAGCAATATCCGTCAGTCTGTAATGGACTTAGTTGCAACCACCCACATGGGGCAGACCCTGAATCTGAACACAATTTCAAATGCGATTATGAATAGTGACAAAAGGATTGCAGACATCGGGGCCCCAGGAAGACCTCTCTCGGAAGTTATCCTTTGGAGGGATTCGTTAGTTACAGGAAGCCGACGGCCGGTCCTGGTCAGGGATGCCAACCTCCCGCTCCTAATAGACGAACGTTTAATATTAGAGGGAACCCCCAACGTCGCGATTAGGGTTATAGAAAAATGATTACATACAGCTTAGTCTCTCCAGATTCCCCAGCGGAAGCCGGAGAAATTAGCCTCCAGATTGATGCGACAAACGGCTCTGAGCCAACAGATGGGATGCTGGACAGTATCGTCGTAAGCATCAACGACATCCCGGTATCAACAGAGACGGAAGTGGATGAGGACACTATCCACATCACTGCTAGCTTCATTGCAATCGGCAATCAGGAGATGAGGATCTCTATCCTCGGAGCGGACGAGAGCGGTCAGTCAACAGGGCATTTTAACTTGTTCGTGTCTCCTGAATCATTATATAGGACGCCAGACTATGTATATGCTCCATACATGGAGCAATTAGCTGCATACATGCCAGACTACACAAGGGCCGGCGTCGATCGATACTCAGTGTTCCAACAGCTACTAAACCCCATCGCCCTCAAAATGGATAACATTCGCCAAAGAATACAGTCCCACAATCGCTCATTGCTAATCAACGCAGCAGACCTTCTGGATCCTGATTGGCTGTATGAGTATGAGCTGTCTTCTGGTGAGAGGTTTAACTTTACCATAAGCAGTGAAGGAGACTCTTCGGTCGTTCCTCCTGTTGTATGGGGGTACTCTGGGGTGAATAGAGTTCAATTGACAGCCTGTGAGTCATTCAGGGACTTTTGGGAGGAAGCCGTCCCCACAAGGTTTGTTGTGGAAGAGTCAGTAAGTCCGGCGCTGACTACCCTGACGCCATCTGTCTCGATTAGAGAGCTAGCCTCTGTCAAGCCCTTCGACGTCCCAACAAATGGTAGAGTCCACATTGATATTCACTCAGTCGGGTCGGTCGTTGACATCACGGGTCGCGAGCTCGGCCAGACATACATTTTCCTCAAGGGTACAAGTGCAACGGGGGCAGCACAGGTGGAGGAGATCCTTATCCTAGAGGAAGGGACTGTTTCCAGCAAGCTGAACTGGTCCAGGGTTGACGCCGTGAGCCTAGAGACGAATATCGAATTGGCGACCGCAGAGGCGGTATTCGGGCTGTTTCCCCCTCGTCTTGGTGTCAGGACAGAGCCCTCGTTCAAGAGTGTCTTAAACAGGCGCACAGACACCATAAAGTGGCAAGTAGGGGAGGATGAGATTGGGAGCTTTATTGATAAGCTTTTGTCTGGAGAGGGGCACTTGATAGACATCGCCAGAGGGACCAGCTCCTTCCGTCCAGTCCAGCGATACAGACTTGCAGACATTAACGGAGAGGCCGTCTCGGTTGCCGACTATAGCATGAACTTGAGCGGGAACCTTTTCTATGGCATAGATGCAGATAAGATATATATTTGGGATAGGCGAGATCGGTTGCCGTCTAACTTGACGCTAATGACAGGAGCCACAGAGCAGCCTGAACAAACTTTTACATTGGTTGCTTACGATCTACAAACGGTAGAAGACGACCTTCCAAACGTTACCTTGTCGATCGAGATGGAGAGGCCGATAGGCATTAAGACAGCTAGGTCTTGGATGTGGAGTGTGATCAAGCCGGATGGGGAGACTTTATATATTAAACCATCGACCGGAGAGTTTTTCGAGTATGAGTATTGGAATGATAATCCGATACCAATCAACTACTATGGAATTAAAGAAAGGAACTTCGACCTAACCCTGGATGAAATCGGCGACTACATATTCGAATTGCAGGTTTTGTATACGGACGGCACGATCGAAGTGGTTCGCAGAGTATTTCAGTTGCATCAAAAGAATGCCATCGCTCAGTACGACCTCGGTCATCTTATTGACTTAATTGATGAAGTTAATCGCATCCATGTTACGGAAAATGGTGAGATCTGGGTTTCAAATGCAGAAACGATATACAATCTTCGTCCAGTCTACGATACCTTCATGATTGATGTCGATAACAACAAGCTTTACTTCAGAGAGGAATTTGATTCTATAGAGGTTGAGTTCAATGAGTAAGATATTCTCAGGCACAGCCATAATCGATGGGACTTCTTATGAAGTTCGCGGGCCGTTCTCCGTTTCTGGTTCTAGACTAACAGGAACACTGTCCTTTGTTGAAGACGATCAATTCGTTTTACCAATAAATGCAAAGGTAGTTAACAATCAGCTAACAACATCTCAAAATTTCTTTTTTCTGGATCCGACATCCACAGTGATAAAGGTATTTCCGATCCAGGCAGTAGATACTTCTATCGATAGCAATTTTACGGCGATCAACATTGAAGCCGATATTCTGATTGGGCTTACCGAAGCAACGCTCGTCATTTCACTTAATTCGGAAGAGGCTAGAATCTCTGCAGACAGCCTCGATGAAGACAGTCTAGAAGAAGTAAACACGAGGACAAGGAAGACCCTGACACGAGTTCGAATCAATGAAGTGGGGAACTTGTTCGACCACTTCGGAGCGGTATTGTCACTTCCCCGAATTGAGGGTGAGCTAAACAAATCCTACGGTGGCCGCATAAGATCGCTCCCAGCCAAGAGACGTGGCTCAGATTACCGAGGGCTTCTAAATGCAATCAACTTGGAGCTTGATCTCACAGAGCGAGAGGCAATTCGGATAACAATCCGAGAGAATCCGTCTTCTCCAGAAGGTAAATTGAGACTTGTTGTTGAGGAAGGGTCCATCAAACTATACAGCGAGTGGGTCAGCGAAGAGGACCAGCGCCAGGGCCTCCGTCCAGTTTTAGAACAAGAAGCCCTTCTCGGGCAGGAGCCAATCAAGACGGTTGGCAAGTTAGTAGACTGGATAAATGAAAGTGCAAACTTTAAGGCGAGTTTGATTGTGGACAGCAACCTCTCGACAGAGTTCATCACCCAGTTCGATTCACGAATTGTAACCAGGGAGGAGCTGAATGGGCAGGAGATTATTAGTTTCAAATATAAGAATGTAGTCCCGGGCTCGGTCCTATTTGCAAGTGCGACGTCTCTGAGACGCGAGAGACCGCTTGAATCAACACTAGAAGCTGTTGGGGAATATAAGATCAACTATCCTGAAGGATTGCTTTATTGCTATTCTCCACCAGCAGAGCGAGTTAAGGTCTCATATCTGGTAGGTCTAAATGATTTCAAATTAACTATCTCAGATGTTAAGATAGTGGATCTCGCGACCAAGGGGGCCCAGTCTCTTTATTTTGAGCAAGTCGACAGGCCATTTTATAAGACATTGAGTGAAAGTACTGTCAATGGAATGCCAACAGAAAAGATGTACAAGATAATTCGAGAGATTCTGACTGCTGGAGACTTTGATCAGTATTGGGGTGAATAATGAGTGACGGTATAAATCAAGGCGGTGACCCAGTCCTATTCGGAGCCTTTAAGGTTGTAACCAAAAGCGAGAGTCACGCTCTGTTCAGAGACCTTCCTGGGTGGAAGTTTGACGAAGGGCTGTGGCAGTCTCCGGATATATTGAACTCATTCTTTACCTTGCCTCTCGCAAGTGACCTAGACCTGACTCAGATTCCGGACACTTACTTCAAGTCGGGCATCGGTGGTGGCGCGGCGATAGAGCTAGACGAGATAAATTTCCTCGACGAAGGGTTTGTCCTTGGCTGGACCCCAGGAGTAATCCCTGGAGATTATTGGGTATTTAGAAACCCAGACTATCTTCATAGTTCCGAGAGCATATTGAACGTCCCTGCAAATGACATCACGTTCACGTATATTCCTGACACAGATCCGGGGACAGTGGACCAAGACTCTGTCCGGTCGCACATAGACCTGGAATTCGAGCCGAGCCTCATCTCTCCTGTTATGGTTAAGCGTCTAACTCGTGACAAGAATTTTGCTATCAAGCATGGAGCCACCTTCACCCAGGTATCTAAGTTTACTGGCATTGCTACGAACGGAATCGAGCAGGACGGCGACGACTATAACAATACCGACAGAAGCAAGTTAGAGTTCAAGTTGGTCAAGAATGACTCTGACCCACACTGGAACGAACCAATCCTCCTCGGCAGGAATAGCGCACTTCAAGAGAACATACTACGCATAAAGATGGACGATCATCCGATTCGAAGTTGGGGGACCAGATTCTCGAGAAAGGATCTCTTCAGAAGAGAACTGCCCTTTTCTACCTGGCACGAAAGATTCGTCGATCCGGATCAGTCCTTAGAGACGGGTGATTATGCAGTGGGCTATCAAGGAAGCAGTGGCGCCGGAACTGGCGTATGGCTTTGGAAGGGCGACTCAGACCTTCCCGCAAACCTCGGCACCTTTAGCTATAAACCAAACAAGCCAATAAGACTACAATTCAATCAAGACATTCGTAGAGTCCATGACTCCATAGAGCTTACAGATCGCGTAGTCGGGATTGACGGAGAGACCTTCTTCCTGCAACATTTTCCTGTATTAGACCTATCCAGCTTCGAGAATGAGGACTCTATTGGAGAGCTGACACTGGATACTGAAAGTCTTCAGCTCTATGTAGACGAAGTTCAGTGGACAAGGGTCCAGAGCCTAGAGGCCCTTACAGAAGAAGATGATCCGAATGTGTTTGAGTTGAACCCGCTATGGGGAACTGTCCGTTTTGGAAATGGGGGCAACGTAGTAAATGCAGGATCCCCAATATACGGCAATCGACCAGACGGAACTGTAACTGCAACATGGACCTCAGTCCCATATATAAGGTATGACAGAAAGCACCGTGTCGGCATATTCTCAGACCCAACAGAAGATCTGGATCCACTAACGAATGCGTTGAAGCAAGGATTCCTGGTGCTGGATAATCGCCGCCTTGTCCCGTGGAAGATCATATTGACAACAAGCAGCCCATCAGAACTCAACAACATAGGGACCTTGTATCATGGAAAGTTGGTGGAAGGCGAACTCGAGGGCCTGGGCGTCCCTCCCACGTCAGAGGCAGACATTACAGTCCTGAGAGCACGAGTGGTCGCAATCGGGACTCCACCCCAAGGAGTTCCGAACGTTCCTGTAGAATTCGTTTGCGATGATGGGCTCCTGACATTCACCCAGTCTGCAGCAGTCACGGACGGAGATGGATATGCTTATACAGAGGCATTCGGCAAGAGCAACTTCAGTGAGTATGTCCTGAAGGTCCACCTCTTCAACGCAACAGAAGAGCCAATATTCAACCCGTTAGCAGCCAGCCTGAATGCGGCCTTCACTCCCCTTGATCCTATCGTTACGGACAGAGAGCCAGAGGCTGCCGTTAACTGGAACGGGAGCGGGGCCAATTGGACAAAAAATGCCCTAATTATCACAGAGCAAGTAGACGACCCTGTCTCAGGAATCTATCTGTTCGTCGTAAGCACACCAGGGGCAACTACCATAGACGACTATGATGATGACCCCCGCGCCGCTGAAGACTATCTGACCCCATTCAATTCCACGACCCGAGATGGGGGTTTAGCCAAGGTCTGGTCCTACGCAGATGGGGATGCCAATAAGATCGTCCACCCAGTCGAAGTGGTCCAAATCTCGAATGAGCAAGCCATTCTAGTCTTTGACCGCGAGCTTCCTGCTGGGCAGCTCGTGATGGGTTACAGAGTAGTTATTGACAGAACCAGCACTGTTTATGCGAAGACGGTTGAGACCCCTGTCCTCTTAAGCAATGAGCTGAACTTCTACCTATCATTGAATGAAACAATGAAGGGACAGTGGAAGCTTCCTAACTTGCGAGGCGGAGATGCCGATGGCTTTCATGAGGATGACCCCGATGAGGAGAACGTTGATAGTTCGAGGATTGGGACTGCGACGTATATCTCTCCGAACGATTATCACGTTATCGAATTACGCAATGATGGTGACGAGGTGATAGTGAACGGGGAGGCCGGCATGACCCTTATTGTTGTAGGTGAGGGCTTTGTAAGCATAGACAACGGCCCTTCTGTCTACATCATTAAAACAAATGAGAATGGGACAATCGCTAGTTTGAAAGATATTACGTCATCATCAACAGTGATTAACGCAAACAGAATTCAAATCGATAGTCTGCCGACCCCTCCCACAGGAAGTCTTGGAGATTATTATATTGCAGTTTCTAGCTTCAGTGGACATACTAGCAAGTTGTTCACTTATATAGGATAAGAAAATGGCCGACATACTTAGTGATATCTATCCCGTACCTGTAAGCTTTGTCGACGGTCAGCAGCCAACCGCACGCTTTCTGAATGCTTGGGCTGCACAGATCGACATCGCCTTTGCTGTACTTGCTCGTATCATCGGTGACTTTGACGGAGAGTCTAGTGAGCAGGCTACTTACATTTCCAACTTAGTCAGGACAATTGGAAGCATGGGATGGCTGGACTCCCGGTTGCCCCGTGGTCTGAAGTACGGACTCGCCGACTTTGACAACACCTTTCCAACCTTGATTGAGACACTCTCGATTGGGACAAAGGAGACAGTTCTCAGCTTCATTCCAAGATCAGATGATACTACCATAGATGCAGGCACCATCAGTGGTTGGCAAAAGGTTAATGTCGGGTCATCGACGAATCCAGGTTTGCGCCTTAGTGCGGTAAACCAGTGGACTCATTGGTCACGCAAAGTCTATACAACCACCAACATTCCTGACGGAGCCAAAATTCAGTATGAGGTCGATCCTGATTCTGTCCCCGCTCGTGCACAGGATTACTACGACACATACGGTCCGAATTCAGGAGCTAATGTAGTTCCTAACATTTATGAGATTGCATCTGTA